GCCGTTCAACGATTCAATGAGGGTGCAAAAGCCTTTGATATATTAAATGAGCAGATCACTGCCCTGAAGGAAGAACTTCGCCTATCTGGACTACGTGGAGATTCCCTTGATAGGGTAGTAGGTGAGTGCGTGGAAAAGGAACTGGTGATGGAAGCCGAGAGCGAGAAATACCGAAAATCCTCCCGGGCATGGCAGTCAAACTGCGAAGAAAGGGATAGACAAATCGTAACCCACGAGCGGGCAACGAAGGAACTCCGAGAGAAATCACAATATGACCATGTTCAGTTCAATAGAGAATTTGCGCACATGGTGGATAAAAAGGATGAACAGATCGCCATGTTGAAGGCCGATCACGAGCAGGCGATGAAGGAGAAGGATGAACATATTAAGCAACTTGCCAAAGTAAGAGATGCACGAGACAAGCAGATCGCCGTACTGAAAAGTTCCCGTTGTAACAATGACATAGGCGACGGAACTGTCTGCAACGCCGAGTTAGTGGATGGTGGAGAGGGAGTCGGGATATTCTGTCCCTTGTGTGATTTGCGAGATACGATGCATGAACAGCGTGAACAGATCGCCATGTTGAAGGCCGAGAGAGATAGCTTGAAAATGTATCACGATTCTACTCATGGCTATGAATCGGCGCGAGAGCAAACAATTGAGAATCTTACCGGCGACAACACCCGGCAAGCGGAGAAGATTGAGAGGTACAAAGAGTTCTGGGAATGGTCAAGAGAAGCGGACAAGCAACTATTTTTACAGGACTGGACGATTAAAGCTTGCCTCAAGCAAGAGGAGGAGGGAAAATGAGTGACGTGAAGTGTCCTAAGTGTGGAACATCTCCATTTATTAACTGGTGCTTCGGTTTTTGGCACAGGTGCCATATTTGCGGAACAGAATGGAAGGAGGCTTCATGACTAACCAAGAGCTTAACCGCCGCTTCGCTGAACTATGCAAGCACGAATGGACTATTTACAATAGTAAAGTATCTCCAATTCTGCTTGCCTGCAAATACTGTGCTGAGATAAAAGAAGCAACGAATACGGAATTAAATAAGATTATCGCACCCTCCTGCTGATCCGCTGGTTGGAGATATGACGTTGATTCCGATTAACTGCGTCCTCGACACCACCGGCCTCTTGGTCAAGACTGCGGTGGAATGGTTAGAGAAGGAGTCCCCTAATGCTTGAATACCAATGCCCCCAATGTTCCGATTTATTCTCCCACAAATGCCTATGCCCGGAGTGTAATGTAAATGTGGTAAGAGTAATCAAGCAGCATCAATTCAAGCGGGTCAGGAGGCATCCGGGTTACATTGAAGACGATGGGCCGAGTGATGAACAGAAGAATTATTTTGCAAGAGGGGGAAGATAACGCTTGACAAACTTACTTTAAGGGGGTACATTGTTAGCCATGAAAACAGATGTCAAAAAAATCAAATGCAAGAGGTGTGATTATGAATGGCTCCCAAGAATTCCCGATGTCAGGAGATGCCCAAAATGCAAATCCTATTACTTTGACAGAGAAAAAAGAAAACGAAATAACTAATGGATTGTGTCATTGCAGGTGTGGAGAAAAAACAAATATATATAAAAGAAATTATCCTAAAAGCGGAATATGGAAGGGCGAATATCCTTCATGGCTTCCCGGCCATTCCCGAAAGAATAAATTCGGTAGCGACACTAATAGATGGAAGGGTGGAACAAGATTAGATAAAAGTGGATATATGCTTGTAATGAATCCAGAACATCCAAGATCTTGCAAGGGATATGTTTATGAACATGTTTTAATTGCAGAACGTGTTTTAGGTAAACAGCTTCCCAATGGAGTGGTAATCCATCATTCTAATAAACAAAAAGCAAGTAACGAAAATTCAAATCTTGTAATTTGCCAAGATAATAGTTATCACCAACTTCTCCATCAGCGAATGAGAGCATATGAGGCTTGTGGTCATGCATCATGGCGAAAATGTAGTTATTGTAAAAACTATTCTCCAATTTCCGATGTTATCTTAGTCCAACATCACGCTTATCATCGGAGTTGCCAAAATAAATATTATAAATCAAAAAGAGAGAAGATTTCTCGCAATTTAATCAAATAATTCTTGACTTTTGGATTGCGTTGGCGTAGGGTGGGGCTGCGATGGTAAACAAGGAATAGGTAATGAACACAAAATCCATTAAAAAGCAGACGCAATTAGCCATCATGGGAGGTAGGGGCCTATCCTTTACCATCGCATCCTATGGTGGCTTTTTGCGTTCTGCGAAGGAGATGAGATGAGAAGAAAGCCACAAGCGGACGGGAAGGGAACGATGCCGGATACGAAAGATTTCTGTGCCGTATTTACCGACATCCCTTGGCAGGATTACATCGACAGAATGTTCTTTACCGGGAAGATCCCCAAGGGTGGGCAGACCTCAAATAGGTCAATAACTATTGAAGCAAAGGAGCTCCGCTTAGCGGAGATGATCAACGAATCCTCCATCTATTTTCAGACCGTTTCTGACGTTCTCCGTGATGCTCTCCGCAAAGGAATCCAGATCGATTATGAGATCCTTGTGAGGCGAAAAGGGCAGATAAAATTCAAGGCCGATGCCACCTATTTGGAGCTTGCTTATGTCGATAAACAGCTCGCAATTTTAGCTCATATCGAAATGGTCGAAGATCGGATTGAGCGGTTAAAAGAGGTTGGAAAGAAAAATATCGCCGGTCACAATGAAGCGTGGGCAGAGGACCAAATGGTCAATTTAATCAAAATTGCCGAGGCTGATTATCCAGACGAGGGGGTTAAGGAATACTTAGAGGCGAAATTCTTCCAACCCAAGAATGCCAACTCGTTCGTGTTTGAGATAGAAAAAGAGAGAAAGATTAGGAACTTGTAGCGAAAGTGGTTGCGAGGTTGTCCGGTTGTGAGGTTGCGTGGTTGTTAGGTTATCAGGTTGTAAGGTTATTAGGTTGTCAAGTTATAAGGTTAGGTGGTGGTACGGTTGCGAGGTTAAGAAAAAAAATGGCTCGCCTTACAACTGTATACATATCTTTATAGGAGGTTTGAAGTGAATCCCACGGAAAATGAATGCTTCCTTTACCGACATTTCGACAAGGAGAAGAATCTACTTTATGTTGGGATTTCTCTTTCCGCGATTCACCGCTTAAAGCAGCATTATGATCGGTCAGTGTGGGCAAGAGAAATCACTTACGTTACGATAGAAGAATTCCCTTCTCGCAGGAAAGCATTGGAAGCTGAGTCGACAGCAATCCAAATTGAAAATCCAAAGCACAACATAAAATGTAGAAAGCCAAACATCAGAAAAATGAAAACCTTCAGCAGGGAATGTCAAATAAGAATAGACCCAAATAAATATTTCGATATAAATGGAAACTTTGTTCCGGGTGGCAAAGATAAATGGAATGAGTTCAAGGCTAATTCGGCAATTAATAATTCTTACGCCTTTTGGGAGCGGATAAAAAGTGTCGAAAGTCGGATGGCAGAGACCTCAGAATTTGTCGAAAATTATAACACTGATTATCCCTCGGGGGATGGAAAATTTCGATCCGTAAACGCATTAATTACTTAGGCGGGTAGCCCCCCCCTAACCTTTCCACCTTGATCGGAGTTTGAAATGAAGTTTAACCTGAAAGGAGAATCAAAATGAGTAACGAGTATCAGATCCACCAGATCCAGTCGGTAGCAATCCCCATGCAAGCGGTTTTCTACGATCCCGATGAAATGGAAATCACCCGGCAGGATATAATCTGCTTGGCGGTGATCAGGCCGTACCCGGAGGCCATCATGGTAGATTCAGGACTTCCCGCCCCACCTTTAGTTGAGAAACAGGTTGTGTTTGACGATTTCATCCGCCCCCTCATCGGTCAACGTGATGGTGACATGATCGATCCCTCGTGGCTGGACGGGTTTTTGGGGATCGAATACAACGGTTTCGCGGTTAACTGGGATGAGGCTATCCGGGAGTTAGAGGCTGGGGCCAAAGGTGAGTGTGAGAAATGCAAGAAGGGGATGAATTGAAATGACCAAACTGTTCCCCACAATTTTAATCGTCCTCGACATCCTCGCTGCGGTTGTCTATGGGGTCGATGGTGATGTGCGCCGTGCGATTTACTGGGGAGCGGCTGCTGTTCTGACTGCAACGGTTACTTACTGAAGGGGACTATGATGACCCGCACCAATACCATGCCGACCAATTTCCGCCACCACGTCCTCACCTCGGGCAATAAGCTCACCGTCCCCGAGTTGGCTGAAAGTTACCAGGTCACGGAGCCGACGATCAGGAGTTGGATGAGGCTGACAGGGGTGGGTAAAAGGCCGACGAAAAATGGGGTGGATAAGGGGCGGATTGAGGTAATGCTGGAAAGAGGGTTCAGGGTGGTTGAGATTGCGAGATTGATGGGGTGTTCGGTTTCAAGCATTCAAAAATGGCGCACACAAAATAAATTAAGAAACCGCTTGCAAACGATTTAATTCTATGATAGGCTGAAATCAAAAAAGGAGATTACGATTATGTCAACCAACGACGATTTGAAACGTGCGGACGATGTGGAACAGAACTGGATGCTAGCAAAAGGCAAGAAGGAATTGCTTAGGCATCTGCGTGGCGAGCGGTTGTCATCCACCGAGGCGATCAAAGCCAACTGCTACGAGTGCATGGGTGGCTATGGAGACGACAAGATTGATTGCATGATATCAGCCTGTCCCCTTCATCCCATGATGCCTTACAATCCGAATCGGAATAAAACGCTCAGGGTGATGTCTGAGGAGCAGAAAATTGCGGCAGGCGACCGGATGAGGAAACTGCACTCCGAAAAGAAGATTTAAAATCAATTCTAAAGTCGAAAGGCACACTAATTAACAATGAATAAGCGACACAAAACAAAAAAGGCACCCGTTGCAGGCATCGGCACCCCGGACGACAAAAAACAAGCTAAATTGATACCCCAAAATAACTGTCTCGAATGCGGTGGGGAGATGGAGCAGAGATCCAACAAGAAATTCTGCTCCAATCCCTGCCGATGGAGAGCATGGAATAAGCGACACCCGAGAGTAAAGTAGTTTTTCAATCCATAGAAAGGGAACATGGAACAACTAACTCACATAGATTTGTTCAGCGGTATCGGCGGATTCGCTCTCGCGGCCAGATGGAATGGAATCCAAACCGTCCAGTTTTGCGAGAAGGATGAGTTCTGCCAAAAGGTATTAAGTAAGAATTTCCCAGGAGTGCCAATTCATGAAGACATCAAGACGTTCGACGGAACAAGATACGCAGGTCAATTTATTCTCACCGGAGGATTTCCCTGCCAGCCATTCTCCTGCGCCGGGAAGCGACGAGGCAAGGAAGATGACCGCTTCCTCTGGCCGGAAATGTTACGAGTCATATCAGAGATTCATCCCCAGTTCGTTATTGGCGAAAATGTCGGAGGGCTTATTAGCATCGACAACGGCATGGTTCTCGAACATTGTTTTGCTGATCTGGAAGGTGAAGGTTACGCAGTCCAAGCGTTTGTTATTCCAGCTTGTGCCGTTGGCGCACCACACAGGAGGGATAGAGTCTGGATTGTTGGGAACTCCGAGAGTAGTTCAGAGCGAGCGTTCGGACAGGTTTCGCTCGGGAGTTCCGACCCCCGAAGAAGCGATAAACTTACTGAATCTACTCCCCACCCCCCGAGCCAACAAGTACACCCCGCAGAGCCGGGAGGACTTCACCCCGAATCTTGCGGCACGGATTCAGATGCTACCGACACCCACCGATTCAATGGTTACAATGCAGGACATGATGCAGGCGAAGTTTCACAGTTCAAAGAGGCCGAAATATTCGGAGGCAAATTTGATACCGACCCCCACGGCTCGGGATCACAAGGACGGGACCAGCACAGAGAATGTTCCCGAGAACGGATTATTGGGCCGAGTCATTCCGAACAGTGGCAGGAGGGATGGTACTCCGCTGCGATTAGAACCTGCTCTCGTGGAATGGATGATGGGCTACTCCGACAACTGGACCGAGTTAACCGACTCAAAGCCCTCGGGAACTCAATCGTCCCCCAGGTCGCGTCGGAAATCATGAGATGTATTTTAGCCACAGAAAGGCCATAGACAATGAAATCAATCTACACGCCCGAGGAAGCGAAATCCCATCTGGTCAATTTCATGGATAAGAAGTTCCGTAAATACCAAGCTGAAACAGTCTCCTACATCATGGACTCCACCCGGAAGTTCAAGATCGTCCGCGCCCCGTGTGGCTCAGGAAAATCCCTAATCGCGATGGTCTGCGGGGTAATGGCTGGCAGTTTGACATACTGGGTAGGGAGTAAGTTTTTACAAACGCAGATCACGAATGACTTCGGAAATGCCGTATCGATGTGGGGCCGCAATAATTACCCCTGCGCTTCCGATCCCACCCGGAACTGTGATGAGTGCCTGGCGACCGAGACTCGCCCATGCCAGAAAGCCTGCCCATATAAGCAGGCCAAACAGAAGGCCATCGACGCGCAATATAAGATTCTCAACTTCGCGTATGCGTTCACAGAAATGAGATTTGCGGGGAGATTTTCTGGTGCGCCGTTTTCGGTCATTGATGAAAGTGACAGCTTAAGTGATACCCTGATCCAAAACGTCTCTCTCGTGTTCACCGAGCGTTCATTATTCCGACTCGGATTAACTGAGGGACCCTCCCGCAAAACCGTTACCTCCTCCGATGGCCTGTCGTCATGGAAGGAATTCGGTAAGGAGGCTAAGTCCCGTTCATCCAACCTCGCCAACCAGATCACATTTGAAATCGAATCGATGGATGACTCCGATCCCGATCAAAAACTCCGCAAGATCCGGGAGGCCAAACACTTCACTCACATTTCCGAGCAATGCGATACCTTCCTATCCTCAGTCGATCTCGATTGGAAGATGGAGGAGATCCCGCGAGTCGGTTCCCGTCAAGCCCAATTAATCTTCAAGCCTGTCTGGATCACTCCCGAGCTATCCAACGAGTTCATCTTCAAACACTCCGACTCATGGACTCTACTCAGTGCAACCTACCCACCCCTCCCTGTCCTGTGTAAGCAACTCGGGATCGACATCGACGATGTAGAGGGTAGCAAGATCTACGATGTCCCGTCTACCTTCGATCCCGAGAAAGCCCCTGTCTACTTGTGGCCGGTGGCATCATTGTCAGCCTCTCGGATGGATACCGAGGTTCCAAAAGTTATCTCAGCGGTAAAAAAAATCCTTGACAGGCATCCCGGAGTCCGTGGACTTATTCATACTGTTTCATACCGTCTGGGGCAGGCGATAATTGACGGGGTTCAATCTCCTCGACTTATAATGCATACCTCGGAAAATAGGCAAGACGTAATAAATGGATTTGCGAATAAGGGTAAATCCTACCTTCCCGACGATGCCTGTTTGGTTTCGCCGAGCGCAGAACGCGGCCTTGATTTTTCAGACGATTTGTGCCGTTTTGTGGTTTGCGCGAAGGCACCTTTTAAGAATCTGGCCGATAAAGTGACCAATGCGAGGCTTTATGGGTCGGGTCCCTTGGGGTCTTTGTGGTACAAAAGCGACATGATGTGTTGTCTGGAACAACAATCGGGAAGAGGGGTAAGATCTCAAAATGATTACTGTTCTATCTATTTATTGGATGAAAAAATCAACGAAGTGTACATGAAGCAACCATCTCTTTGGTCAGAAAATTACAGAAATCAAATTTCCTGGGAGCCAAACCAACTCCTTGATGAAAATAACTCTTGACAATTTACTTACGAGGTGATACTTACATAGCCATGAAGAATCAAATACCCAAAATTGAATGTTGTCGGTGTGGTCATACTTGGTGGCCGCGAAAAGAAGAAATTAAGATTTGTCCGAGGTGTAAGAGTGCCTACTTCAACACGCCGAAAAAGAAAAAAAGAACAGGCAACGTCTAAAGTTTGTAGTGATTGCAATCAAGAAAAACTGTTGTCTGAATTTTATAACAATCAATGCGGGAATCCGTTACGCAGATGTAAAAAGTGTCATGTACTATTAACCGACAAGACAAAAGCCTTGCATCCTGAAAGGGGTAGAGCATCATCCGCCAGATATCGAAAAGAGAATCCAGAAAAGGCAAGAGAAACAAACAGAGTGTCGGCAGCAAAGAGAAAACTCAACAGGACTGAGGAGGATGAACTTAAATTTAAATTATACTATCAAGATTATTATCAATTAAACATAGAGAAAAAGAGAGAACAGGGGCAAGAATATTATTTAAATAATAAGGAAAAATATAAGGTTAGTCCGGAGGTAAACAGGATTAGGCATCAGAAAGAAAATGAAGATCCAAAAAATAGAATTCATAAAATGGTTTCAAGCAATGTTTACCACAGCTTAAAGAAAATAGGAATCAGTAAAAACAATCAGAAAGTTTTCACGATGGTGAATTTTTCATTGCAAGAATTGATGGATCACCTTGAATTCTTGTTTCAGCCGGGGATGACTTGGGATAATTATGGAAAATATGGATGGGAGGTAGATCATATCATTCCAAGATCGTTTTTTGAATTTACAGAAATTGATAGCCTTGGATTCAAAGTTTGTTGGAGTCTTGAAAATTTACAACCACTATGGATGGTTGATAATATTAAAAAGGGAAACAAGATTTTTGATTATGATTTCGTGGAGCGATTGACATTGCAAGTTATGGATCAGATTTCGTGGAACCCTAACGAACTTTTGGAGGGCTAAAAATGGACAAGCCGAAAGTGGTAGTTTTATGCGGATCGTCTAAATTTGTTGACATTATGGCTGTTTGTGCATGGTTCATCGAGAAGGATGAAAATGCTATTGCGATAGGATTGCATTTACTTCCCTCGTGGTACAGATCGGGAGACGGGACATTACCTCCTGATCATCTTGCTGAACATGAAGGTGTTGCGGCTGAGATGGATGCGTTACACCGCCGAAAGATTGATCTATGCAATGAAATATTTGTAGTCAACTATCAGAGCTATATCGGCAAAAGCACGGCTCATGAAGTGTCCTATGCAATGGACCGCGATAAAACAATTAGATGGTTTACGCATGACAAGGTAGGGGATAAAGTTATGGAAAATATTCGCTTAATCCAAACAAATTTTACGCCTATTACGAAAGGAGATTAGCATGGACAAATCACAACTCGCACAATTCAAACGTACATTCACTTTCGGCATGTCGGTCAAATACGATTTCATCCTCAAGCGTGGATACGGTGAAGAACAAATTAACAGTAAGGCTTACAACACCATGCGAGTCGAAAAAGTTTGGAAGCAGAAAATGGTCCCAACCCGCGCAGGCGTAGTCGTCGGCTGGCGGTGGCTATCAAACGGGATCGGCAATTACGATTCCGACAACGGCAACTACTACACCGCCATCCAATCCATCTTCTCAATCGAAGTTAAGCGGGGGATGTTGAATAAGGTGGATCTGGTGCTGCCGGAGTCGCTTGCAATTTGCGGATCATCAACATGGCCTCACCAAATATGGCTTTATAAGATGAGAGTGCATCCGCATAAAGTAATCCCCGACCGTGTGCCCACAATGTCCGACAAAGGCAAAGCGTGGCTGAGTAATGAAATGAAATCCGTCCCGAGGGATAGTAAAGGCCGGTGGAAGTAATGCGTAACCCCTCAACCATCATCACCTTCGGGCAATACTCCGGGTTGTCGTTGTCAAATCCGGCTGTGCCTTTGAGTTACATCCGATGGATTAGTAAACGCGGTATCTACCATGAGCCGGGTAATCGATTTGAAGCAACATTTAAGGTCCCTATCGAGTTAATGGTTCTGGCTCGGCGGGAATGGGAATCTAGAACCGGATTGAGGTGGGGTGAGTGACAGCTACGAGGGTTATGCACAGTTGTCACCGGGCGCAAGGTGCGTGGCGGGTTGGCCTTGCCACTACCCGTGCCACGCCTTCCGCCGTCCGCCCGGACCCGGCTGTGTGTAACCCGGAACTCGGATTAAAATTACAATTATTTATCTTGACAATGCCTTGAAGTTATGCCATAGTTATTCCAAAGAGGAGGTTATCCTATGGCAAGAAAAGGAAGATACCCCGCTGGCTCATCGCATTATGCTTGGACTGGTGATAAGGTTTCTGTAAAAGGTGGCAGGAGACGTGCTGAAAATTTATATCCGATTGCTAAATCATGCAGCCGGTGTGGAGAAAACTCAAAAAGAATTGATAGGCATCATAAGGATGGCAACACGGGGAATAATAAGCCAAGTAATATTGAATTCTTATGTAGAAAATGTCATATGGAAATAGATGGACGGAGTGAAACTTTAAGAAAAGAATTACTTCTTCGCTTACCCAGATTGCAAAAGGCAGCAGCATTGGAAAAAAAAGCAAGAACTCATTGTCCACATGGGCATCCTTATAGTGGGTCAAATCTTTATATATCTCCTAATGGCATAAGGCATTGTTGTAAATGTCGCAATGACCATAAACGAGCCAAATATGCAAGAGACAAAATGGAGAAAATTAAATGAAATATGGCATAAGACTTCTTGGCAATTGTCTGATTGAGATGCAGAAGATTGAGGATGGGAGTGTGGATTTAACCGTGACCTCTCCTCCCTATGACAATCTCAGGACGTATAATGACTCTCTCGAATGGGGTGAGCATATCTGGAAGCCGGTTATTCAAGAATTATTCAGGGTGACTAAGCCGGGTGGCGTGGTTGTGTGGATAGTTGGCGATGCCACAATCAAGGGTAGCGAGACAGGCACCTCATTCAAGCAGGCACTGTATTTCAAAGAGGTGGGGTTCAATATTCACGATACAATGATTTACATGAAAGACAATCCGCCTCCCGTTGGTGGCCCAATGCGCTATTATCAGGCATTTGAATATTGCTTCATTCTCTCAAGAGGTCAATTAAAAACATTTAACCCCCTTATGGAAGATAGGCGTAATAAATGGAATGATAAGCGAACTGTTAGAATGAGACCCGTTACCCGGAATAAGGCAGGGGTGTTCACGGCCAAGGAAGTGAAAATAGCAGGGCAGGTCAAGTTGCAAAACTTGTGGAGCTATACGGTTTCCGGGGGGAGCATGGCAGAGGATATGATTGCTCATAAACATCCAGCGATTTTTCCTGAATCTCTTGCGCGAGATCACATCCTCTCTTGGAGTAATCCCGGCGACACAATCCTCGATCCATTCGCCGGCTCGTTTACGACCGCCATCGCCGCCATCAACACCAACCATAAATACATCTGCATCGAGCGCGACCCAACCTATTTCGAGATCGGCAGGCAGCGAATCGCCAAGCATATCGGGGAGTTATTCCAGACTGAGGGGATGTAGTAAGAATTTTCTTGACAACATATTAAATTAGGTTTATTATACAGTCAACTTGTTGTGTGCCATTAACACCGTGGCGGGTATGAGTATGCAGCAAATGCGTGAAACATCACAACCCGTATCCGCCACACACTTAAATTAGGAGACCCCTTATGACAACTCACGCTCAAACTAAAACTCCCGGTGCCAAGCGAGGCCGACCACTGTTCACCGACACCAAGCGGCTCAAATCCCGGACAATGACGGTATGCCTTACCCCCGAGACTCACAAGAAACTCCTCAAGCTCGCCCACAAGAACAACCAGAAGCCAGCCGCGATGGGGAGGATCTTGATCGAGTCAGGTATGAGTGCTACCGCACAGGTTGAATAGGAGGTCGGTATGGGACAATATCACCGTATGTCGGAACAACTCCAATCCGGGGTATGCAAAGGGTGCTTCTGTTTTCAGGGTACAACCAGGCGTCCAGACCCCTCATTCCCCAAATCCATAGACCTCGTTTTAATGCCCATCTGTACCTCAACTCAGCAACCCCTCCTCGGCTACTGTTCAAAACTTGAACTCAAGCAGCCCTCAGCGGCCAGTATGCGAGGCAATCCCACTTCAATTAAAATCAGCAAGGCCAAGAGAGTTATGATTGGTAATCGGGAAGTGGAACAACTCACGTTCCGGGATTATTTGAAATATCGTCGGGCGGAATTATGGCGTGAGGGAAACGGTCATTGATACGTATTCGGAAAAATCAGTCGAGGAAAAGGCAAACCGGATTGAATAGGAATTGCTAAACTCCGGTATGCGATATTTCCCCAAAATTGCCAAACTTTGGTATGTCCCAAAATTGTAAACTCATGGTATGCGACTTTTTAGACGATTATTTGAAATCCAATTCTCCACTGAAATGAATCTCAGCTCAGAAACTAATCCCATCAATTCACTTCCTGAATAGTCATTTCCTGAAATTGAGGCTACAGCGAACGATCATATTTCCGACGATAGGTAGTGGCCATTTGAATTTGAATCGATTGCAGAGTGATTGTGCAAGGAATTATGGTAGGTTTCAAAATGGTGGGGAATAGTGGCGGAGGTCTTGAATTTTAAGCAATAAAAAACCCGGACCTTTGAAAGCATCCGGGCTTGTGTCAATAATTTTTCTACCTTGCAAGCGCCGATATCATTTCCGGCATACTCGTATTTTTCAGCAAACAATTTTCAATCCATGCCAAATCTGGATTATATCTTGTTTCTGCTATCATCGATTCCATACCATGATCCGCAAACTTATCCAGGCAATCAAGCGCTTTCCCATAGAATCGATGCTTATGGCCGCAAGTCCCCTCTTGAAACAAGGTGATATATCTGACTTTCCCTTTAAATTTTCGCATATCACCTTTCCCCTTTCTCAATTTTATATGGACCTCGTTTATTTTCCTGCCATAAGGCGATCACGACCAAAATCAGGATTATTTCCATTAGGTACCTGCTTTCAAGTTCCAATATTCGCAATAATCCGATATCACCAGGCGCTTGCAATCCGCTGCGAGGTTTTCAAATTTGATCCGTTTTCCGCCACTTCGCCCGTTGTAATTGAATCGATCATACTCGAAATGTTGGCCGAATCCCTGCGGATGAAAAGGATATTCCGACATCCCAACGCCTACCGTGAATCCTTTCAACCCAAAACTATGCGCATGCGTAAAAATCACAGTGTAGCGGTCGAAAGTCTTCCCGCCGTTATCGTAGCAGCGAAGCCATTTCGGGATACCTTTCGGCATGAGGTTTTCTTGTCTATCTGATTTTTTCATGACTTCCCCTTTCGCTTTTCCCATTCCATTTCGGTTATATTCCCCGCTGCAATCCAAATTATTCGTGCCTCGTTTTCTTTTCTATCCGCTAATTCCGTTTCATCCCAAGCGCCGAATTCCCTCAATTCCGCTGCCAGCAAATCATCCGGGATTTTCTTCAATTGTCTTTTCACTTTCGGATTTGTTAGCAATTCCGCTACGTCATTGTCACATGATCCGGAATGTGAGGCGTCATGAGCCTGCTCTTTTGTCATTTCAATTTCAAATCGGTTGAATGATGCGTACATAGCTTTTCCCCTTCCTTTCCGTCGTGAAAACCTCTTGAATATTCGATTATGTCATTTTGATCTTTAAAATCAGGAATATACGCGAAATAAATCGCGTTCTGATATCCCTTTTCATACATTTCTGACCACGGTTTTTTCATATATTCCCTTTCAATTTATTTCTTGTAACTCCTCAATAACATCCCCAAAAATTGATTCAATTCCTTTCCATTCCTTTTGAACTGCGAAGTAAGTTTTCTCCGCTTTCCTGCTATCTTCATCATAGCCAAAATCTCCGCAAAAGTCGGAAAATGTTCCCGGATCGGATTTTTGCACACATGCCAGGATATCATAAGAGGTAGGCGCTTTCCGTTTCTTCGATTCCGAAATGGACTGACCAAACCGGAAACTATACCTAATTTTTGTTGCTGAATTGTTTCCCTCTTTTGTTGGTGCGATTTGTCGCGTTATTGTTATCTGATATACATCCCGCGGTTCTTTGTCGCCGTCAAAATAAGGGAAGTTTCCCAGCAATTTCGTTTCCATAGTCGCGCCGGTTTTCTTCATGAAATCATCCGCTTGTTCCTGATAGTCAAATTTTTCCATTTTACTTTTCCCCTTTCAAGGTTTTTTGATTGTAGGTTATTATTTCCTTTCGATAAAACACCTTTCCAGTGTGTCTTTTCGGAAAAACGCGGAGTCACTCAGACCATGTTTAACCGCGTGCCGTCTATAAAGTTCATATACCGGAACCGATTTTTCCGAGTAAGTGTCAACAACCGTTTCCCGCGCCCCGTAATTTTTCATCGTATCGCCGAAAAACTTCATGGTTTTACGAGTGAAAAAATGGGGCTCGTGGCCATTACTTTCAACCATTGCTTTCAATTCGCTTGCTATCATGATTATTTTCCCCTTTCAATTTTTACGTGTTAGGCCATCGTCCCATTATCAAGAAATTCATATTCATTCGCTTCAATCGATTCGATTATAGCCTCACGCGAGGTCAGATAATCGTATTCCTTTGATAACATAATCCGGTAGTCTTCCAGGAGTGACCGCAAAAATTCCCGGTCGATATCCTTAGTGTCAAGAAAATCTTCGGGATACTTTTCGTCTTTATTTTCGATTGCATTCTTTTCAATAACCGCTTGCAATTCTTGAAGATAGTTTTTCGCAGTGGCTACCGTTTCACATTCCGGACCATGCTCCGCTATGATTTTTTTGGCTGTAGTCCCGGCGCAATCTTCAAAATTTCCCCTTGCATATGATCCGCGGTCTATATCGAATTCCGTGATTTTCAATCCGATATTTTCCGCGTCTTCATATGTGAATTGCCACCAGTCATGATCGACGTTTAAATCCCATAACTTCTCAATTGCCTTGTCTTGTGCGTCTTCGGATAGTTCCTCGAATTTGTATAACTCGCGTGATGTCGTTTCTACTCTCATTACTTTTCCCCTTTCAATTTTGATTATTATGTTATGGATTGACAAGTTTTCCAGTTTCAACTGAAAAAACCGGATACGGCGCTTTATTATTTTCATACCAATCATAGCCGAAACAATAGGCACGAATATAGCCGGCGTTTTCGGCGTTTTCCTTATAAGCATGTGAAGCATAGGGTGCGCTTGCGTCAATAAATTCCCCTTTCATAAACGACGGGAACTTATACCAGTTCATCAAATAACCCGCACCAGGCGCACATGGTGAACAGAATTGACAATACGTAAAAAACGGAGATTTGAGAATGAAAATATCCGGATCATCGGCGGATTGTTGGCATTTATAACCTTCGGAATTGAAAGTGGATTCCAAAGGTTCGCAATCCATACAATCATCGCATCCTTCATTATCTTCATTCCGTTCGCAATCTTCACATGGATACTTTGCTTCACTGCTATCCGCCCATGCCTGCAATACTTCCCCTTGATGAATCACGCCATAACGGATTTCAGTTTCATGGTCAATATTTGTCAATCCATTTCCATAGTCGATTCCAGTGTTTTCCATAATCATTTCCCTTTCTATTTATAAATCAATTTGATAGCTTCTAGCGTACTCACATTCCGGCCGTGCTTATACTCATATTCTTCTGCGAATTCTTGCACATCCGTCATATCAATCTGATTAAGATCGATTCCCTCGTTTTCAATTTCAATTGCTAAATCGGACATAAAAGACATTGTTATTCCCCTTTCTTGTTAGTGTTATTCGTTTATAATCTCAAAAGGATAGTAGCTCGCTCCGAATATATTTTCATGGCCATAATAACCGATCAAATCGAAAACAATCATGGTCAATGGCATCTTGAGAAAATCCTTTTTACTCATTCCGCTTGTTTCTGCTACGTCGGACCACTTTACCCAGTCCCATTCATCTACTGGATTGCAATCAATTGGAATATCAGCCCAGTCAAATAAATTGTATTCGATATCCATGGATTCCGTTTCCTGTAATCCGTCGCCGTAAATAAAGTGATAGTGTGTCGGTAGCAATTCCCCTTCCGGCGTGATTTCTTTCCATATCAAACCATACTCATACAGTGATGTTTCCAGTGACGCGTCTACCCCTTCATAGTCATTAAAATCTGATAGTTTCTTTTCCATTTCCAATTCCCCTTTCTTAATCAAAATAAACAGTTAAACAAATGATGTGCCTCCTCTTTTGTTAGTGGATGCCTCCAATGGCATCGGTTATTTATATAGATAGAATGCAATTTATAAGCCATTATTCTATTATATTAATTAATTCTTATAACCATATAATATAATATATAAATTATTATCCTGCATCCTGATTCAATGGCCATTGGAGGCATACAATACCAGAGGCAATGTGTTTTTTTTATACATATGGTAGCATAATAGCAGAAAACAGAATAGAAACAACCACATATCTATACAATAAATATAACACATTAAAGGGCAGAAGATACACATGGGTAGTGGAGAGCTGCCGTGCATTGCAATAACATAACGATATTAATAAGATAGAGGGGGGAGGGCAAATCTTCAATAGTGACGCCAACTTAACCGGGTGGGTTCTTAAACTCGTGCGACGCCAATTTCAGAGAGTTTTATGGAACGCTTGTTCTATAAGATTTTTCTTGACAATATATTAAATTAGATTTAATATGTGCTCGACTTGAAAGGATTGATTATGCCACTCGAAAATACACGCCACCGGAAACTGCTTGCAAAGTGCCTCAAATCTATCGACTGGAATGAGCACTTCGATCCTGACGCTGACTCGCGGGGCCGGATTGCTCTCGTTTTCTGTTGCCCCGGTAATGATTACGAGGATGATCCACAGGAGTTGATTAATTCGAGAGTGTTGATGTGCCGGTGGGATGTGGATCGGTTGAGTGGCGCGACGATGTGGATGGAGTGGGATTCGGAGTTGGAGGGTTGGCATGGGCCGGTTGAGGATGTCGTGGGGTGGACGTGGCTGGAATGTTAATACATGCCGTGTTGGGAGATACTGTATGACGAGGCACCGCTTAATGCGGGGCAGCCATAGTAGACAGGAAGAGGGGACGCCTTCGATTCTCTCAACATGGCAGTTTTTTAGGGGTGGTAAATGCTGATCCCACTCAAGCCATGCACCTATCCCGGATGCAATAAACTTGTTCCCCGTGGTCGGTGCGAGAGTCATATCAAGCAGGCGGATCTGAAATACGAGAAGGAGAGAGAAAATGAACCTTGGCGGAAATGGATTCACTCAACGAGATACCGAGTCGCGATTTCAATTTATAAATCCGATCATCCTCTATGTGCTGAATGTGAACGGGAGGGTAAGGTTGAGCCTACCTACATTATTCATCATAAAATCCCGCATGCAGGGAATTGGGAAAAGTTCTGGGACCAATCCAACTGGGTTGGAATTTGTCAAAAACACCATGAGGCAATCCACGGCCCGGAACGGTGGAAGAAGAGGGGGTAATGGAGAATAAATTATACCACGGGAATTGCCTGACTATTATGCCGACGCTGGCGGATAAGTCAATAGATTTAATCCTTTGTGATCTCCCCTACGGCACGACAGCCTGTAAATGGGACACCATCATCCCCTTTGAGCCTCTTTGGGCGCAATACAAGCGGCTGATTAAGGACAACGGGGCGATAGTGCTGACGGCAAGCCAGCCGTTCACCACGGCTCTAATAGCAAGTAATCTGAAAATGTTTAAGTATGAATGGATTTGGAACAAGGGAGTTGGAAGTAATTTTGCGACTGTTAAATATATGCCGTTTAAGGAGCATGAAAATATTGCCGTATTTTACAATAAGCACCCTACCTATAATCCGATCCGTATATCACGATCTGATTATTCGTTAAAATGTCACCCGAAAGGCAAAGAACGGACTATGCCTGCATCCAAGGCAACTGAAAGCAATAATATTGCTCAAATCCCGACGACATTGAAAGCAGATGGATTGCGTTCCCCACGATCCATCATAGATATAAAATTGCCAACTGGGAGATGTGGTAAAGAATATCCTCACCCCACCCAGAAGCCCGTAGCCCTGTTTGAGTACCTTATTCTCACCTACACGAATGAAGGCGACATGGTGCTTGATAATTGCGCGGGATCATTTACGACTGCCATCGCAGCCATGAATACTAATCGAAAATATATTTGCATTGAAAAGGATGCTACATATTGTGAAATCGGAAGGAAGCGAATCGAAGAATATTTACAAAAAAAGATCTTGCCTTTGTTTGATAATTGTGATTAAGTTCAATTAACACTAATATCAAACAAGGGGAGATAGCGATGGAAGTAATAAATATTGCAGGTAAAAGATTTGGAAAGTTAATGGTGTTGAAAAGGCTTAATGAGAGGGGAGCCACGAGACAGATAAAATGGGAGTGCATTTGTGATTGTGGCAAATCCCATGTGACAACCGGAGAAAGCATACGAAGCGGAAAAAGTAAAAGTTGTGGGTGTAATAGGCTTACGCCTCCCAATAAAGTAAAAGATCGGACATTGGCGGTGTGGAAACAGCTTTATCAGTCAACAATAATAAAAAGAAGTAAAAAATGGGGCATCCTGTCAGACATATCATTGGAAGAATTTATTCGCATGTCACAAGGTTTGTGTTTTTATTGCGGAACTGAGAGTTCTAATTTCGCAACAGATAGGAATAGTTGTGGAAATAAAACAAGCGATACTATTGTTAGATATAATGGGATTGACAGAATTGATAGTAAGGGAGGATATACAAAAGGGAATATGGTGGCCTGTTGTAAATATTGCAATACGGCTAAGAATATAATGAGTCAATCAGAGTTTATGGCTTTTATTGAGAGGGTGTATGAACATAATCATGCAGCAGCGGATAGGGAGAGTTGAGGAAGAATTATCAATGCGGTTACTTTAGAAAGGAGCTATTAATGAAGAAAATGTCCAAGCGAGAGACAATCAAGACTCAGCGGCGGATGCTCAAGATTCAGGCAGAGTGTAATGTTTCCATGTGCCACCGAATTGATGAGCTAAACAATGAGATCCAAAGGGTGAAGGCCAAGGCGTTTGACATTATCACAGAAAGGAGAGGGTAATCATGGGCGAGGCGATCCGAATGCGTGACAGGGGAGTTCAATTCAAGCAACTCCAGCCGGGGCAGCAGATCCAGGTTGATCTGAAGAACGCGACTCCGAAGTTGTGTGAATGCGGGTCGGAGCTATTCACCCCGGCGATTAAACTCTATACCGTGAGCGCTTTGGTGAGTCCGACCGGTCAGGAGTTGACCGCGCAGCAGCCGGTGCTGGTGTGCTTGGAGTGTCGGAAAGTGTTGGGGGTGGCGTGATGCGGGAGATTAAATTCAGGGCAAGAATTAATAAGGCGGGAGAAGTGGAGGGACTTTCTGTTTGGCAGAAATTTAATATTTTCGATCTTATGGATTATCCCGGTTTGAAGGAATTGGTGGATTGGCATACTTTTGGGATGTTTACCGGTTTGTGTGATAAAAATTCCAAGGAGATTTACGAGGGGGATATTATATGCTATCATGATCAAACCGGAGAGGTGAAAGCATCTGTTTTTTGGGGAATGGGCTGTTGGTGCTTGAATTATGGAACCGGAAAAGGAGATTTGGTATCTGCAATAGGAGCAGATTGTTTCCAAATCATTGGGAATGTATATGAAAATCCAGAATTATTAATCAATGAGAAAGGAGATGGGGGAACAGGTGACATTTGAAAAGTGGTGGGTGAGTGAAGGATCGGTAATGCAGGAAGGTGGATGCAATGCCGAAACTATCGCAAGCGCGGCATGGGTTGTCGCAAAACAGCCTCCGAAATGTACCTGTTGGCGGTGCATGGGACTCGATAAAGACCCCTATGCCAATGAAGAGGAGGGATAGTGATGGGTAAAGGCGGTGCGAGAGCAGGCTGCGGGGCTAAGGTAATCCCGATGATTGAGAAGCAGGCCAAGGGGACATTTCGCCCTCACCGGCAGAAGGCTATTCCAGTCCCATCCGGCAAACTCCCCATCCCCCCGCGGTGGCTGAATCCGGATGCCAAGCGGATCTTCAAGCTCATGGTCAAGCGGATAGGGGAGATAACGGTGGCCTCAATGACCCATACGGAGGGGATCTCGATTCTCGCGTCACGACTTGAGGAAGTCCAAAGGCTTACCAAGTTTATCGACATCAACGGGTCGAGTTTTGACAAATACGGTGTGAACCGCGAGGGAGTGGAGTTCTGTATTGGCTCCTACCCCCGGCCCGAGTCCAAGCAGCGATCCGATGCGATCCGGCATTTACACACCCTGTTGCTTGAATTCGGGTTGACTCCGAGTAGTTTGGGTAGGGTGAAGGCTAAGGCGGATAAGGGGAAGGAGAGGAATGAGTTTGAAAACTTCTAAGCCTGTTGAGAAGAATTATTCACAAATCGCTCTCGAATATTGCCAAGACATTCTCAGCGAGAAGATCCTCTCCTGCCGGAATATCAAATTAGCGTGTAAAAGACACCTTGACGACCTCGAAAAGTCTAAATCCTCTGATTATCTCTACCGATACGACTCACAATTAGCCAACCGGCGATGTTCATTCTCCGAAAAGATGGTTCATGTCAAGGGTAAATGGGCCGGGAAGAAGTTAAAACTTGAGCCTCATCAAGTGTTTTTCGAGTGTGCTATTTGGGGCTGGGTTAAGAAAAAGAACAACAAAAGACGGTTCTCGTTGGCCCTGTTACTCATCCCCAGGAAGAATGGCAAAAGCATCGTGGGCGCGATCTCGGGACTTTATGGGCTTGTAGCTGATGATGAGATGGGTAGCGAGGTTTATTCGGGTGCAAATACGGAAAAACAGGCCCTCGAAGTGTTCAGGCCAGCTTGGATGATGGCCAAAAACAACCCTGCTTTCTGCGAACGCTTTAAAATGTCCCTGTCGGGGACTCCAAAAAATCCAACCTCTATTTATCGCCTATCCGACATGTCCCGGTTTGAACTTGTGGTTGGCGTTCCCGGCGATGGGGCGAGTCCTCATTATGCCATAGTGGATGAGTTCCATGAGTCGAAAAACTCAAGTCAATTCGATACCTTCTCGACGGGGATGGGCGCAAGAGAGCAACCATTACTTCTCGTTGTGACTACCGCAGGCACTGACACCTCAGTTCCTTGTTACGATTTATACTTACGAGCCTGTAAGATCCTTGACGGGACCATTCAAGACGACTCGTTCTTCGCTTTGATGTACGGGATTGACGATGAAGATAAGATTGATGACTTTAGGACTTGGGAAAAGGCCAACCCTAATTACATGGTATCTATCGAAGAAGATTATCTCAAGCGGAAATTCACCGAGACATTGACAGACGTATCCAAGCAAAACATCAATCTTACTAAACATTTAAACCGATGGGTGAATGCGGGTCAAGCTTGGATGAACATGACAAAGTGGGCGGCGTGTTCCAATCCATCCCTCAAGCTATCCGATTTCAAGGGCCAGCCCTGTTACGCCGCGCTCGACTTGGCCTCCAAGATCGACATCTGTGCTCTTGTACTCCTATTTGAAGGCAAGGAACGCACCATAACCCGTCTACTCATCGATCCCGAGACCAAGGAGGAAGTCGAACGCGAGATCATCCAAAAGGACTTTATCGTATTCGGTAAATACTACCTCCCCGAGGAAACTATCCAGCTCGCTGGTAATGACCACTACATCAAATGGGTCAAGGAGGGTTATATTACCGAGACTCCCGGCGCGAGGACGGATTTTTTATACATTGAGAACGACCTCAAGGGGATCAATATCGACCACCCGATTATCGAATTGGCATTCGACCCCCGTGAGGCGAATTACTTAATCAGCAACGTCTCCGAATGGCTTGGATCTCATACCGTTGATGGCGATGAAGTCAGCCGGTGCGTGGAGATCACCCAAGGTCCGCAATTAATGTCCGAGCCGATGAAGGAAACCGAAGGCCGCATTTATTCGCAAACTCTCTGGTTTGATGGCGACCCGGTGATGACTTGGATGATGGGGAATACCGTAAGGAAACAGGGCCGTAACTCGGGGCCGGTGAAATATTACTACCCTACCAAGGAGAAAAACGAGTTCAAAATAGATGCGGTGGTTGCCCTGATAATGGCAGTTTCACGAGCGATGAAAGCGGTAGAGACTGGAAGTGTTTATGATGGGTTAAGTAAAGAGGACATGAGGAAGAAATTGAGAGGGGAATTGTAATGAAAGTTGAAATGTGGCAGCTTCGCCAAAGGCAGGGATTGCCCCTTGAATTGAAAATAAAATATACCGAGCATCGAATTACAGCTTGGTACAATTATTGGGGTGGAGAGATTTATGTGTCTTTCTCGGGCGGCCTTGACAGCACGGTTCTTTTGGCTATTGCCCGAAGTCTATATCCAGAAATTCCGGCAGTTTTTGCCGATACCGGATTGGAATATCCAGAGATCAGGAGCTTTGTAAAGACTTGGGATAATGTGGAATGGATGAAGCCGAAGATCGGGTTCAAGGAGGTTTTGGCAAAATACGGCTATCCAGTGGTGAGTAAAAATGTAAGTAGGTTTATAAATGATTTGCAGAGATCGGGGGATCAAAATAAAAAGACAGTGAATTTAAGGCTTACCGGAATGAATCAAAGTGGAGTCTACTGCCCTTCTCAGAAAATACCTAAGAAATATATAAGATTGGCTGAGGCTCCATTCAAAATATCAGAGAAGTGTTGTGATGTAATGAAGAAGCGTCCATTTCATCAATACGAAAAGCAGACTGGCAGGAAGGGGATGTCGGGGACAATGGCTGATGAAAGCCTGTTAAGGGAGAGGCAATATCTCAAAAATGGGTGCCAGTCGTTTGAATCGAAACATCCATTGTCGCAGCCAATTGCGTTTTGGCTCCATCAAGACATTTTGCAATACATTAAGCAATTCGATCTCCCATACTCATCAATTTACGGAGAGATTAAAGAGGGGCCGGATGGAAAATTATTCACAACCGGCGAGCAACGGACTGGTTGCATGTTCTGCATGTTTGGCGTTCATCTTGAAAAGGGCGAGAATCGGTTTCAAAGAATGGAGCGAACCCATCCAAAGATTTATGAATATTGTATAAATGACTTAGGATTAAGCAAGGTGATGGATTACATCGGGGTGAGTTATCGTAAAGAAATTTCATCACAGGGGGATTTATTCTAATTTAATCTACTATATTAAATCCAACAATCCCGCCTACATACCAAAAATAATTCTTGACAATCCCACAATTTTAGTTTATTTCTCTACCAAACGGGGTGGAACGATTGTTCTACCCGCCCATAAAACTCACAGGACTATTTGATTATGCGACACTAACCGATGGGAATTATAAACAAACTCTCCCAAGCCTTTGGATCTCTCGCTTCGTCGATTAGCAATTCATTCGACATACGGGATTTTTTTCTTTTCAGCGGCTTGGCATTAACCGGCTACGGATTATGGCTTTTGGCCCCGTGGGTCGGATTCTCGGTCGGAGGGTTTCTGTTAATTCTCATTGCGTTGGCGATGAAGAGCAAATAAACCTAGGGGGATAAGGCGACGGCCTGAAAACTGGAATCCCTGCCAGCTTCCCCCAAAGATAACCACAGGCATCAACACCTCGGGAAAGTGTGAAGGCAATGCGTTAATTAATGTCGATTGTTGGACGGTTGCCGAGACTCCCATTCATTAATTTATCCCTCAGCGATGAGAAAAGCTGGCAGCCTTCTCTATGGAATCTCGCTGGCTCGCAGGATATCTCCGGCTCCAATGTTAACGAGTCATCTGCCCTCACCTACTCAGCTGTCTGGAATGCAATCAACCTCTACTCCGGTTCGCTATCAACTTTACCGCTCCATCTCCTCCAAAGCGCCAACAAGAAAACAGTTGAAGTCCGCGACCGGCGACTATTCCACGTCCTCCATTCCGCATTCAATCCCATCATGACTGCCAGCGTAGGCCGGTCAACTATGATCGCTCACTTAATGACATGGGGGAACTGTTATGCTGAGAAGGTCCGCAACGGCTACGGGGAAATTACTCAACTCTGGCCGATATCCCCTAATCGTGTGACACCTACAATGGAAGACGGCCAACTCGTTTATAAAATCACCGTAGACACCCAAACTTACACCTTCACCCGTGACAAGATCCTCCATATCCCCGGACTCGGATTCGACGGCTTCCAAGGCTACTCTGTAATCGCGATGGCTCGGAAATCAATCGGCCTCGGGATGGCGATGGAGACCTTTGGATCGCTATTCTTCGGCCAAGGCTCGCATCCGGGAGTTGCTGTATCTCATCCCGGCACAATGAAAGATCCGAAGGCGTTCAGGGAGGCGTTTGCTGAGGAATACGAAGGGTTATCCAATGCTCACCGAGTTTTATTGCTCCAAGAGGGGATGAAGTTAGAGAAAATCGGCATCCCGCCTGAGGACGCACAATTTTTAGAGTCCCGCGAGTTCCAAATCCCGGAGATCGCGAGATGGTTCAATCTCCCGGTCCACAAACTGAAAGCGATGCAAAGCTCCACCAACAACAACATAGAAAATGAACAAATTTCGTATGTTGTAGATTCTTTATTGCCGGTTGCAATCAACTTTGAACAGAATCTCGATCTCCAATTACTCTCCGACAACGAGCGATTCAAGCAATTCCTTTATTTCCGCCATAACTTCGATGGCTTACTCCGTGGCAACAATGCGGATCGCGCCGCTTACTATAAAACAATGTCTGGGATCGGCGGGATGACCATCAACGACATACGCCGGAAGGAAAACTTCGATCCATTCCCCGACGCATACGCCGACGAGCCATTTATAGCAGTTAACAATATGATCCCGCTCAGTAAAATAGATGAGTGGATGAAAAATCAATCGAAACCAACCGTAACCTCTAATCCGACAGCTCCGAAAGAGGCCAAGCCTGCGAATATAGTAAATCAGAAAAAGGAAAAGGTTCCGTGGAAAAAGATTTACGAAGAGGGTGACGCTCATTGGACGGAATCTATGCAATCATCTCAATTGGCTCAGAGTTTCGCTCAGGAATTGTTAGTGAAGAGTAAGAAATCCATCTTGGAAATTGGTTGCGGTAACGGTCGCGATTCAATCCTGTTCGCTTTGGCAGGACTCAAAGTAACCGCAATCGACATCGTTCCTGAAGCGATAGAGATAGCCAAGCAAAACGCAAAAGACGCTGGTGTTGAGATAGATTTCCAAGTCGGGAGTGCGGAGTCGTTAAAATTCTCCGACAATTCCTTTGATTCTGTGTTCTCGTTAAGTGTTTTGCATTCTACCAACATGAATAAGAGCATCCCTGAAATTGACCGAGTTCTCAAGAAGAAAGGGATGATGACTCTTTATGTTTATTCAGATGTGGAAAGAATCGATGGGTCGAAAGAATCGTTTGTTACCGTAAACGAGTTTGTCAATTTGATGAAGAAAAACAATTTCTCTATCTTGGACATTTACACCCATCCCGAAGAGGAGTTTGATGAGGCTGCGGAAAGACATTTAATCATTGTTGCCAAGGTGGAAAAGTGAAACGGTCGGGCGTGTTCAGAAAATGCAATGGTCGATACTTTTGCGAAGCCAAGGAATGCAACTGGTGGACAGTCAACGGTTGCAAATTACGGAAGGTCGGCCTGACTTGTGACAATGGAGAGTGCAAATTCAATGTTAGTCCAATTCCCGGTGTTTATCAATGCGGTTGCATGGATGTTCATCTTGACGCGGATGGAAGGTGTTTGGGAAAAGCCAAATGAACAAAAAATATGAGAAGCCGAAAATAGAGAAGATGGCTAAAATGACTTTTCCCTTGGACATAATAAACAGCAAAGGTAAGATTTGTAGGCAATGTTCATCTTGTCACTCTTGCCGATAAAGGAGGCCCCAATGTTGATAACCCATAAGACTTCCGTGCGATCACGGTCGAATAAACGCGAATCCATCACTGACAAGTCCCCCACCGAGGCGACTATCTACCTTTACGGCGACATCGGCGGCTGGTTCGGGATCGACCACCAAGAGTGGATCAAGGAGTTCAATGCAATCACTGCCGATACAATCCATCTCCGAATCGACTCATCCGGTGGCGATATCTTCGCGGCTCGGGCAATGAAAACCTGCATTGAGCAGCACAAGGCCAACGTAATCGCGCACGTAGACGGGCTATCCGCCTCCGCAGCCTCGTTCATGATGATGGGTGCCAATGAGATCGAGATGGTTGATGGCGGATTCATTATGATTCATAAGGCGATGTCGATGATTGACATCCTCGGTTACTTCAATGAGGACGACCTTCAGGAACTCTGTGATGATATGCAGAAGGAGATGGCGTTACATTCCAAAATCAACGACTCCATAGCCAACGACTATGCCAAGAAAACCGGCATGAAAAAGGAAGAGATGCTGCCTATGATGGAGGCAGAAACCTGGATGACTGCTCAGGAAGCATTGGATTGCGGGATGATCGACCGGATCTATGACGGCCAGCCAGTCGAGGGTTCCTACGACCTCTCAATCTACGCGAAAGTCCCCGACTCTCTCAGCCATCGTAACCAGTCGGCATCCAAACTCAAACGATCAGCGGAAAAGGCCCTACGTGATGCAGGGTTCAGCGATAAGCAGGCCAAGACGATCATAGCGAAAGGTTATCAGGATGAGAAGCGTGATGCCGATCCTCCTATATCCAATCCGCTCGTAACTCCCATTGTCGAGCCGGTAGCTCCGGTCGAGCCAAAGCGTGATGTCGCGGCTCCGGTGGTAGTTGAACAGGCAAAACGTGATCGCGTCTCGGAATTGCTATGTAGGGCGGAAGTTGCCGCTCCATCAAAATAACAATTATTCAACAGGAGGATCTATAATGAAAACAATCAGTCAGTACAAGCAGGATATCGCCAATCTCATGAAGAAGGTTGCGGATATCGATGCGAAAGCCACGGCAGAAAACCGTGAACTCATTGCCAGTGAAGTCTCCCTGAAAAACGAGATGCTGGATGAGGTCGAAAACATCAAAGCATCCGTGAATACCTCTGAGCGCCAAGAACGAGTTGCGGCAGGGCTTACCGCTTCCGAACCGGCCAAGACAGTTCAGAGTCATGTCGATAAACCCGCTGTTCGCACCGACAAGGAGAAATTCGGCTCCCTCGGCGCTCAGATGGTTGCGGTAGTTAACGCAGCGCGTCCGGGTGGCTCGGCAGACCCCAGACTGTTCAATGCAGCGGCATCCGGCCTCAACGAAACCGTACAGTCCGATGGCGGATTCCTTGTGCAGCAGGATTTTGTCAACGACCTCCTGAAAGATCTCGTGTCTCAGGCGATTTTGGCCCCCAGGTGCCGTCCTCAGCCGATCAGCGCAAACGCCAACTCCATCAAGATCAATGGTGTTGACGAGACCTCCCGCGCAACCGGCTCCAGACAGGGTGGGATTCAGGCTTACTGGGCCGACGAAGCCGACGAGAAAACCAAGTCGAAACCGAAGTTCCGCAAGATCGAACTCAATCTCCATAAGTTAATCGGCCTGTGTTACGCGACCGACGAACTTCTGGCAGATGCGGCAGCTCTCGAAGGTTTCATTCGTGCAGCGTTTCCCGCTGAGTTCGCGTTCGTTGTGGACGATTCAATCCTTCGTGGGACGGGTGCGGGACAGCCTCTGGGCATTCTCAATTCCGGTTGCTTGGTCACGGTTGCCAAAGAGGGTGGGCAGGCTGCGGATACCATCGTTGCGCAGAATGTCATCAACATGTCGGCTCGCATATTTGCCGGAAGTTATCTCAATTCCGCTTGGTACGTCAACCAGATGTGCCTCCCGCAGATGTATCAGATGAGCCTTGCTGTAGGCTTGGGTGGGCAGTTGATCTACATGCCGCCCGGTGGAATCAGTGGCGCACCCTATGGATCGCTTTTGGGTCGCCCGGTCATCCCGATTGAACAGGCGAGTGCTCTTGGCGATGTGGGTGATATCATCCTTGCCAACTTCGGTGGGTACATTCTGGCCCAGAAGGGTGGGGTCCAGTCCGATGTGTCGATCCACGTGAGATTCATCTATGATGAGCAAGTTTTCCGGTTCGTTCTGCGCGTCGACGGCCAACCTGTTCGTGCAACAGCTTTAACTCCCTACAAGGGGACCGCTGCTGCAACTCAGTCGGATTTCGTGGTCCTCGCGTCTCGGTAGTAAGCGGTAAATTGTAAACGGTCAACTTAAACGGGGGAGGTGATCTCCCCCATAACAAGAAAAGGAGATCATCATGAAAGTAAAATTAGAAGATGTCCATCTCGTAAACCTGTATACGCCGAAAGACATTAACGATCTGGCGGCGGCTAAAAGTCCTGTCGTGTGTTTGATGCAGAATTTCGATCAGGCATTGATCGTAATCGCTTTTGGGTCTCCTATTGCAGCGGCGGTAGTTACTGTCGAATCCTGCCTGGATGTTACCCCTTCCGTTGCCACTCAGATCATGTTCCCGTACTACCGCTATGAGACCTCGCTGATCCTCGCGAACGGTGATGTCCATGGTGCGCGGACTTGGACGACCACGGCTGCGGCTGGCCTCATCCCGGTTGCAACCGGCACCCCGGTGTTCTATGTGATTGAAGTCAAGGCGGCTATGCTGCTCGCCAACCACATCGGATTCAGGCTGTGCATTGCTGATCCGGGTGTTGCGTCGGTTGGTTCCGCAATCGCGATTCTCAGCGGTGGGCGGTTCCAGGATGCCAATGTGACAGCGCAGGCGGTGATCTAAATCAATCTGTTCGGGGTGGCCTGTAAGCAAGGGCCATCCCGTTCGGAGAGGAGGTAAAATGTTACGAGATGAAATGGCGTGGGTGATGGAAGTCGCCCGTCAGATTGCCAAGGAGGAGATTACGTTGGCGATTGCAGCGATCCCCAAGGCTAAAGTTGCAAAACCCGAAATTAACCATGAACCGGCACCGGAGCCAGTCAAAGCCGAAGCCCCTGTGAAAAAGGGGAAATAGGAGGATTCAATGTCTTCAAGAAATTACAGTGCTTCAACAATTGGAGTGGTCGGCGATCTTAACAATGGATTGTTTGTTGAGACGGCAGATATTTCCTACACCGTTTGGGGAACAAAGGCGCAAACATATCCCTTCAAGGTTGTCAACCGGATCAAAGTTCTTGGCCTGTGGGCTGAAGTTGGAACAACCATCGCCGGGGCTTGCCAGGCTGTTTTCAACTACATCCAGAACACCCCATCCGTTGCCGTGGCCGCCATCTCCACGGTTTGTACCAGCATGGATACCTTCGCTTACGGTCGCCGGATCAGCTTTGACGGAATTACCGTTGGGCAGGCTGTGGCAGTTACCGCAGCTCCCGGCATTTCCTACTTTGCCCTCGGGAATATCACCATGATTCTCGGAATGGCTCCGACAGTTTTAGGTGTCGATAGCCTTGGAAAGATCGGGTTCCTGTCTTCGGTTGCCGATGCAACTGCCGGGACTCTGCGATTCGGACTCCTGTACGCTCCCATTGATGCGGGTGCCTACGTGGAGGCTCTGCTTTAATTAACCCCATTCCCGGTGGAGGGTGCGCGACTGGCCCTCCCCGGCCTTAACATGAGGATAGTGTGATGGCTGTTACATTGATCGGAATAATCAAACGATATGTCGGATTGTCAGGCGATGTCAAACCAACTACTGACGCGCCTACCGGGTCAGAATTTTATGAATATGATACAAAACTAACCTACGTCTATAACGGATCGGCATGGTCCATTAAATAAAGGAGGGCCTCGCAATGGCCGCAATTCTCGTTACCACAATCCAGAGATTTATTGGTCTATCAACCGATGCAAAACCGACAGGCGTTTCCGTTGGCTCGGAGTTATATGAGACCAACACTAAATTAACTTATGTTTGCTATGATGGTACGAATTGGGCAGTGAAGGCCAGTAGTGTTGACCTTTCTGCGCCCGGTACAATCGGCGACAAAACCCCCGCCCCAGTCTACGCCTCCCCTTCCATCTCCAAGGGTCCGGCGATAGTCAATTCAGGATTCCTTGGTACGATTGCCAGAAGCACCACCACCCTGACTTTCTCAAATCAGGCTGATGCGACTCTTGCAGGCTGGCGAACCTCAACGACAGATTCCATCGTCGGCACTACAGTCATTCATCCTACTGGCCCAGTGACAATGTATATCACTGCATGGCTTACCAGCTTGACCTGTACGGTGGACAGCACGGGTACGCTTGCAGCACAGACGCCGACGAGCGTCCAGTTGCCTCAAGCAGTGTTTCTGACCTCTACGGGAGCAGTATCTGGGTGGGTGAATGCGGCGGGAGTGACTTACTTTGTAAACAACGTCGGCATCGGGACCATTTTACCTCAAAAGCCACTTGACGTTAAAACCGCAGCATCCGTTTCCATTCTTAATACCGACGCTTCCAACTACGAACGCCTGACCTTCACCGGCGTACAGGGAGCCTCGGTAAATGTCACGGCAGAAACGGCGGGAACAGGCGGAGATAATCTTGATGTTGTTATTACTCCAGCGGGAACAGGAGCACTTAAATCTGTGACCAAATTCGTCCACAGCGGCACACCTGATATTGTCTCATCTGCGGGGGCTATTAGCGTCCAAACGGCGATAACTCATGTCGTGACCAATGGAGTAGGGACTGTCCTAACTCTCGCGGCAGGAGTAGAGGGGCAGGTAAAATATATCGTCCTTAAAACGCTTACATCCGGCGGACAAACGGATGTCATTACTCCTGATGGCGGTGGAGCAGGATTCACAACCATCACAATGGCGGCATTAGGACAGGCCGTGACACTGCTTTACACGAATGGAAAGTGGACTGTCGTTGGTTCATTTGGAGTGGTGATTGCTTAAAGGTGACTAAATGGAACCAATAGCAGTAGCGATCGGAGCAGCAGGACTAATCTCACTATTTATCTATTGGTATTGCAGGCGATTAAATGACCCTCACCGACAAGATAAATTACCTTATCAATCCGTCATTCAGCAAGACGGTGCTGATCCCAAATCTGAGCGTGACCATTTACAGCGCAGAGAAGGAAACTGGATGGAGCGCAAAGTGGGAAACGATACCGGGCAGACCGCCGACGTTTGAAATGCGGATCAGCGGGAAGATGATTGATGGGAAGATTGTGATGGACAAACTGGTCGCAGCCCATGAAATCCAGCACTTACTGAACATCGAGAACCCGGAGTTTGCGAACCCGGATAAGGATAGAGTTGAGTGAGCCAATATGAACAGGGAGGTAAGGGCATGGATAACTGGCAACTACTTTTGGGGGTAAATACGATCCTCCTCGTACTGCTTGGGTTCTTTATCAAGATGTGGATAGGTGGGATCAAAACAGATATTGCAAGTGTTAAGGCTGACTTAAAAGATAAGGCCGATGTGGAGATATGTCGGTTGACCCATGAAGGTGTTGATAAACTGCTTCATCGACACGCTACTGTTGGAACAGCAGGAGAGGCGGTGTACAAATGACAAGGTGCATTGAAAGACGGAAGATTCCGGGAAGTTCATTGCTGGAAATAGTTAAGACGATTGCGTTTGACGTATTCCTTGCCGTTCTGGTTGCCTATACAGGAGTGGTCGGTTACTGGCTTTGGTGGCCTTATGTCCCGCTGACCATTACTCCACTTACCGATAAGGGTGCGATCAAGATTATGAATCCCGGCAAGCAGGTAAAGGCTGGTGATGATCTTATCTACAAAATATCTTATGAGAAGAAGATGCAAATTCACGGTGTCTTGACGCGAAAACTCGTGAACACCTATAAGCACGACCTCCGGGAGTCCATAACCACGGCACCCATAGGGAAAGATAACGATGTAGTTCCTATCCCGATTCCAAAAATGGCAGAACCGGGGATTTATAATCTGTGGTGGAGTGTGGCGTATAAGGTGAATCCACTGAGAACCGTAATCGTATCCGCAGAAAGCGAACAGTTTGAAGTAATAGCGAATGCTGACGTCGGCAGAGGCGCAAGAGGGTATCCCGGGATTCAAGGCGTTCAAGGATACAAAGGGGAAAAAGGCGACAGGGGTGGAGTCAGTTTATTTGGAAAAGGTGACAAGGGACCGAAAGGCGACAAGGGTGATCCTGGTAAAGACGGGGTCTTAAAGAAATAGGAGGAAGTCATGATTAAACCGACAGTCGGAAGGGTAGTTTTGTATACACCGCAAAAAACGGAGCCTTTCGCATATGAGCCAGGCAAGAAACTCGCAGCAATCATCTGCCATGTTTGGGACGACAGGTGTGTTAACCTTGCTGTGTTTGACTCGAACGGAAGTGCCAACAATCGTACATCCGTGCCCCTAATTCAAGACATGGAGCCAAAGCCAGACGGTGGTTTCTATTGTGAGTGGATGGAGTATCAGAAAGGGTAGGCGGCGAAGACAGAAGAACTGGAAAAGAAACTACAAGGATAGAGGAGGAAGTCATGAAAGATCCAACAGAATGCAAGCTATTCAGCATTAAAGGGCTCAGTACGCTGGTCGTCGTTCTTTTGATCCTGCTTCTATTCGGGTTCTTTGGTGGCGGGTACTACGGATTCCACGGTTGGAACGGGTACTATCACGGCGGTGGCGGGATTATCTTCATCATTATTTTGATTTTGCTGCTGAGGTTGTGAGATGATTCTCCCGGAAGGTTTCAAATTCAGACTCGAAGAGTTGGTCGACTCGCGGTCCTTTGCGGATTACGGGGAAGGGTGCTGGAATTTCTTTCCCCAGAATGCAATCGACATGCTCCACGGGATCAGGACTTATTTTAATGTCTCTATAACCATCAATAACTGGCTCTGGGGCGGTCCATTCCAATTCAGGGGATACAGAGGGCCGTCATGTACGATAGGGGCTATAGGGTCATACCACAAGCGTGGAATGGCGTTTGATTTTGATGTCTTGGGGATGACCGCTGAGGAAGCGCGGACTGAGATCAAGATGCATCAAGATGATCCCCATCTGGAATTGATTCGGAGAATGGAAAAATCTGTTACTTGGGTTCATGCGGATATCGCCCCATTAGGAAAAGACCAACATAGGATTTATCTTTTTGTAGGGTGATGCGATGACCTTCTTCGACAAACTTCTCGACAAGAACGCACCTGAATCCTCCGGTAGGTTCCTCAGCATTGTTACGGTACTTACAGTCCTTTACACATGGATGTTCGTGAGCATTTACACAAGAATGATGGCGGACATTCCCGCAGGCGTCTACACTTTTGCAGGTCTGGTGATAGGAGGTAAGGCGATAGGGATGTTTGCAGAGGCTATGGGGAAGCAACCGCCGAACACGACAACGACTATTGAGACAGCATCAAAGACGGTGACGGGAGATACGAAATGAGGAGGCGTTATGGGTACGTTGCAGAATGCTGAGGATATGGTAAGTAGAGCGGTACAGAAGGCTGACGATCAAATCAAGGCTGAGGCTATCATTGTCAAAGCCAAGCTCCCCTTGCAATGGGACTGGAAAGCCAAATTGATAACAGGGGTGATTGTTCTCGTCGCGATTACCATCCTTGCTTTTATCTTTTGGCCTAAACCCAAACTTCCCATTACTCCGCAGCAGACCATCAACGAGATGAAGGTGGAACTTGAGAAGCAATACGCGGCTCAGATCGCAGGGAAAGAAGCCACGATCCGGGACTATCAATCCAGACTCACGGTGTCCTATGACAAATACACTGCTATGGCAAACCGATACATCGCACTTCAGAAGGAGAAGGAGAATGTCCCCACGCCTACAACGAATAAAGAAATACGGGATCGCTTTACTGCTCTTGGCTATCCTCCTATTCCCGCTAAATAGCTTCGCCCAGGGGGTCTGTTTTGATGACAAGACGGCAGGGGCTATGGTTGTGGCCTTAGAGCAAGCAAAGATCGCTGAGGCTCAATTATCGACTCAGGCGGGTGGGAATGCCGAACTCCAGACTCAGGTGGACATTCTCCGGGGGACGATCAAGTTATACGAGGATCAAATAGTGGTCTATAAGAACATGAGTGAGATGAACACGAAAATGTCCGACATGAAAGACAAGGCGTGTGAGGCCCAGGTGAAAGCAGCGACTCCAACATTCACGCAGAACATGACCAAATACCTAACCGGCGTGGGCATCGGCGGGGTTCTCGCGGGACTTGCAATCTTACTATTATGAGGTTATAATGAAAACCGGCATAGCGAAGCAGAAGGAAGAAGCGATTAAGGTTAAGCGTGCCAAGAGAAAGAAGAAGAATAAAAGGGGTAGAAAATGAGCTGGTCGATCACCATAGCAGACGACGCGGACACGACCGGACAGCATACGGTCACGGGGGTATGGACGGAAGGCGATGAATCGGTTTCCGTGACTGTCCGTTGCCGACCGGATGAAAAAGGAATTGCAGAATTCATCACAGCCGCCGTGAAGGCTCGTGACGGATGGCAGACAAAGAAGGCCGCGGAAAAGAATTTTATTTCGACGTGCCTGGCGAAGCTCAACCGGGAAGATCCGAAAGCAACTGAGGCGGTGAAATAAATGGCAGCTATAGACACCATTGAAGTCTTAGACAATTTGCAATTCACTCACGAAAATACGGCGGATTTGTACTCCATCAACGCCGCGGGCTCAGCGGGGGAGGCGGTTGAAACGGTAGCGATCCCCATCGACGCGGAGAAGGTTTTCGGCCTTCGGGTGATCGTAAACAACAATTACGGCGCGACGGGATCAACGATCATGGCCAAGATCCGCATGACCGGGCTGACCGGACTCACGGCCCTCTCGAAATATCAGAACATCGAACTGCTGGACTGGACATCCATCGCCCTTGGAGCTGCGGCGGCGATCCCCGTTGAGGCCGATCTTTCCTTGGTCCGCTCCGCCATGCTTCATCTTCAATGCGCTATCGTCGGCACAACGGCCCACCTTGGCACTGAGTTTTTGGTGTCGGTCCGGAATGAAGCCACGGTGAATGAGTGGACGAAACTGTTTTCCTTCGTGATGTGCGCCGGGAAAACGGCATTCAAATTGGACGTGAAATCTCAGGCGGCAAGCGGTCAAAAGGTGATCGCGGTGGATAATCCCGTGGCAGGACACTTGAACTACATCAATAAGAAAATCTTCATCCTGGACGCGACGATTGCGAACTGTGAAATTTGTTATCAAACTGCGGTAGGTGCTGACTCATGAGTGAATGGCTTAGCCCCATCAAACCTATTTTTGGAGTTCCGATCAATCGCCAGCATTCGCTTGCTCAGGGCTTGGTTTCCATGTGGAATTTTTCAGAGGGCATGGGCGACCTTGTGCATGACTCGGTGGGTATGAACGACGGACGCATGATCGGCATGGCCCCCATGTCCCCCACCTCCGGATGGGTTCCCGGTCCTCATGGTGCGGCGCTGGCGTTTGATGGGAGTAATGATTATGTGACGGTGCCAAACAATCCCACAATGCCGTTTGTTCCTAATTTCAGCATTGGCTTATGGGTAGCTATTGCAGCAAGTGGGGCAAACAAGGCGATCATAGGGGCATGGCCGCGGACGACAACAACAGGTGCATGGGATATTGATATAAACGACCTAAACGTAGCCGATTTCCTGATTCGGGCGGATAGCGTCAACGGGACCTATTCGAGAGTCATGGGGGCGGTAAATATCGCGGACAGTTTGCTGCATCATCTTTTTATGGTGTGCGTGGCTAATAGGATAACCGGATATGTCGATGGCAAAAGTATCGGCACCAATGCTGATATGACAGCCGGAAAAACCGTAAGCAATGCCAATCCTTTAATAATTGGAGGAAGAGCAGTCGGAAACGTATCGGCTTCCCTTATCTCCTCCGTCTCCATCTACAACCGCGCCCTCTCCGCTCAGGAAATAAATTACTTATATTTTTTCCCCTGGGCAATTTACGACAGTCCCGCGAGCGCGTGGGAATATAACCAGCAGAACCGAAACTTTGACCATTACTACCGCCGATTGATGGCGGCGTGAGGATGAAATGATTAAAAATACCGCTGGTCAAAAATGGGTTGTCTTCGCCTTCGATACCACAACCGGGTTGCCGAAAACGGGCGACGCCCTGAACATCACGGCGAATCTGAGGCTTGACGGCGGGGCGGCGAACCCTGTTGACGATACGAACCCGACAGAGTTGGAGGGCGGGTACTATGCCTTTGACCTGACCGACGCGGAGACCAATGGGAACATGATCGTGATTTGCCCCTCCAGTGTCACGGCGAACATCGCGGTGATTGGGGTGCCGGGGGCGCTCTATACGGAATCGGATTTCACGGCGACGATGAAGGCATCCTTGAACGCGGCGACTCCGGCAGCCTCGAACATGAGGGGAACGGATAACGCGGCGCTGGCGGTTGATCTTGCGACGGTTGCCGGATACCTCGACACCGAAATCGGCACGATCATCACGGCAGTAGGGACCACCATCCCCAACGCAATCGCGGCGCTCCCGACCGATGCGGATGTCAATGCGGCCTGCGATACGGCGATCAGTGATGCGGCGCTGGCGACGGCGGCGAACCTTGCCACGGTTGATACGGTTGTGGACGCGATCAAGCTCAAGACGGACACGATCAACGGCGCCGGGGCTCTGATCTGGACCTACACCTTGACCGATAGCGTGACAGCAGCGGCGATCCCGGATGCAACGGTGATAATCACCAGTGATTCGGCGGGAACAAATGTTCTTCGTAGCGGTGTAACAAATTCAGTAGGCATCGTAACCTTCTATTTTGCGCCAGGGGATTCCGGAACAACGGTTTATGTTTGGCGGACCCATGCAGGTTACAATTTCACCAACCCAGATTCGGAGGTTTTATCGTGAGCGGATCAGGAACAGGCACTCCAGTAAGCGGATTGGGTAGTGGCGGCGGGACATACCTCGTTACCGCTCCGGCAACCGAACCAATCACCCTCGCGGAATTGAAGTTGCAATTGCGACTCGACTCCAATTCATTCGATGATGGTTTGGGGTTGACTCAATCGCTCGGATTCGGATCACACGCCATCGCCAATAATTACACAACCCATGTTGGGATTGGAGTGTTGGTGGCAGGCAAGATTGCAGAGGTTATCCTATCATCCGGTACCAACCAGGCAACCGGAACCAACGATACCAAGATCCAGGAGTCCGACGACAATGCCACATGGGTGGATTGGACTGGGGGTGCATTTACAAAAGTTGAGACGACTAATGACAACGCAGATTACAAGAAGCAATATACCGGTACCAAATCCTACATCCGCACCGTGTCGAAAGTTTTACTGGCTGCCTGTGAGTTTGGTACATCGATTCTCACTAACGCTGCGACTACCGCTGAGGATACCCTGCTTACCTCAATTATCCAAACCTCCCGCGAGATCGTGGAGGATCAACTCCGTCGCGCACTCATCACCCAGACATGGGACTATTGTTTACGAGATTGGCCCAAGAAGAACTATTTCAAACTCCCCTATGGAAACCTCCAGTTTGTGTTCTCGGTCAAATGGAGGGATGATGATGGGGATGAAACCACTCTCGTCGCGGGGATTGATTATCTGGTTGAGACAAATGGTGAGAAGTGTGGGCGGATTGTACTCCCGTTTTCAACTTCATGGCCAAGCGGCACCTTATACCCTTCCAATCCGATCACTGTACGATTCGTGTGCGGGTGGGCAACGGCAGCAGCAATCCCATCGAAACTTAAATCCGCGATGCTGATGATTGCAACCGACTTGTGGGCGAATAGATCGAAACAGGATTTGGTTAATTCTGGACAGAAATATGAAATCAATAAAACCGTCCAAAATCTCCTATTCAATTCAATCTTATGGGAGGAGTTGTAATGCCGAGAGTTGGTGAATTAAATCATCAAGTCGAACTCCAGCGTTCATCCCGAGTAGCCGATGGCATGGGCGGTTTTACCACCACCTTCGTCACCATTGCAACTGTGTGGGCCAAGATGACGACCCTCCGATCCGATGAGGCAATTCAGGCAATGGCGACTACTGGCACGGCGATCCACAATATCACTATTCGTTACCGTACCGATGTGAAGGCGGCATGGCGGGTCCGTTACGGAAGTCGTTATTTTGCTATCATTGGACCGCCTATTGATGTAAACTTTAAGCATGAATTTCTAGAATTAAAATGTAAAGAAACGGCATAGAAAGGCGAAACGAAATGCCCCGCATAAAAGGAGTAAAAATCTTAGGAAAGGCAACAGTCATCTGTATTGATTGTGGAATAATTATAAAAGAAACAACCACATACCGTAAGAGATGTGTGGAATGTAAAAGGAAGGTTACGAATAGTCGGACAAAAAAATTCAAGAAAGACCACGTCGAGGAAACGAGGAAAGCAAATAATGAATATTGGAAACGTATTCGTGCTGAATGTCCCGAAAGGGCGGAAGATTTGAATAATAGATTTAAAAAATGGTACAACGAAAATAGAGAATATTGTCTTGACCAGGCACGTAAATATAGGCAAGAACATCCAGAATGTAAAGATAAGAATTTGAAATACCAAAAAGAACACCCAGAATTAAAAAGAATGAGCGAGAATCACAGGAGAGCATTAAAACATAATGCAGAAGGAAGGCATACAAAAGTTGAGTTTTATTCTTTATGTGAATCAAAGGAATGGAAATGTTCATATTGCGGAAAATCACTCACAAAAAGAACTGTATCGGAAGATCATATAATCCCACTATCAAAAGGTGGATCGGATAATATTGATAACATTGCACCGTGTTGCCGATTTTGCAATATTAGAAAACATGCAAGATCTCTTGAGGAGTTTTTTGAATATTTAAAAAGAATTGGGTCCTCTGTTGATGTAGGAGTCTGGACAGAGTTTAAATGCAAGGAGTCCGCATAGATGGAAAACTTATTAACATCAATCATGACTCGCATAACCACCGGCCCATCCACCTTCTACAATGACGTAGGCGGCCGCGTGTATCTTGACCAGGCCCCCGACGACCGGCAATTCCCGGATTGCATATTCCTAATTGTGGTTGACATCCCCGATAACGCATTCAGCAAACTTGGAGAGGAAGTCTCAATCCAGTTTTCCCTATTCTCCGAATCCAACGGTGCGACTGAAATCACTACCATGTACCGGGATCTCAAGGCACTATTTGACGATGTGAAATTAACCGTTACCTCCAACACAATGGTTATCATGAAACGCGAGCGGTTGGTCACATTCAATGAGGAGATTATCACAACGGCAGGCACCCAGAAAGTCAAGCATTGGTGTGTAGACTATTCAATAACACTTCAAGTAACTTAACAAGAAAGGAATTGTGTAATGAGGACAAACTTTATCGCGGTTCAAGGTTTACTTCGGCAACTCCCATTAGACTCCCTCAAGGATGCGGAGATCGTAGCAAACTTAGTCCGAGCGTTTGGAATTGTCGCATGGGGGCCACGAACAATCGGCCCGGAGATGAGATTCATCAATCCTGACAACCGGGGAATTGCTCAAACTCCTGGCCAAATCGCCAAAGCCCTTGTTTACCTTAGCCAGTTTAAGATTAATTCCTACTGTGAAATCGGAGTTTACCACGGCGCGAACCTACTTTTCTCATCCGAATACCTACGCCGATTCAACCCTTCCATTAAATGCCTTGGGGTTGACCCCACCCAATATCTCGATGCCGACATCAAGGAAGTCATCGACAAGGAAATCTGGATCACCCTCAAATCCATCACCAGCGAGGACATCAAGGGTGAGAAGTTCGATTATGTTTTCATCGACGGGGATCATGTCCAGCCGTGGGTTCAGCAGGATTGGCAGAACCTCGGCCAACACGCGAAGATCTGCGGGTTCCATGATTTACAAGATCCGGGTTGGCCGGATGTGGGGAAATATTGGGAACGACTCAAGGGGAATAGAGACAAAGTAATGGTGGAGTTTCTCGACGATCCCTCAAATTGTAAGACACATGGAATTGGAATCATTCACGACAAGGAACCCATTAAATCAACCGGGAAAGAAAGGAAGGCGGCTGAATGAGGGTCGGGATCTGCGCCATAATGAAGGATGTCTACGCACCTTATCTTACCGAATGGTTGGAGCATCACCGTGCTCTCGGAGTGGATTGGTTTTTCATTTATGACAATGACAGTGCTATCCCGCTTACCAACTTGGGCGATGATGTAATTATCCAAACAATCTCCGGCAGTGCGAGGCAAATTGCGGCCTATGAAGCCTGCCTTGCTGATGTGAAGAAAGGTTCATTGCCTACTTGCGACCGGGTAGCCTTCATTGACGAGGATGAGTTCATCATTTGCGAAAACAACGACATCAAGAAATCTCTCGAAGCCTATGCTGACTATCCTGCAATCGGCCTCACGTGGCGAGTGTTCGGCTCATCTGGCTTGAAAAAGAAAACTCCGATTCCGCAACGTCAGAAGTTCACCCAACACACAACCGGCCATCCCTATGAGCGTCACATAAAATCCATCATCGATCCCTTGCGGACAATCGGCAGTTCCGGGAATCCTCATGTGTTTTCATATCTCAACGGTCAATGTGTGAATGTGGACAAAATCCCCATTGACGGCCCATTCACCACCCCAACCTACCATACGATGTGGATCGACCATTACTACACCCGGAGCCTCGAAGAGTGGAAAGAGAAAGTGGAAAAGGGACGATCCGACACTGTAACTGGTGAGCGGGATTTTTGGTTGATTGATGAGATTGATACAAACTGTTCGGGGGCCAAACGGAAGATCCACTTAATCATGCCCTACTCCCGCCGATACCTTTGGGATAAACTCATCAAAGCCTATGGGCCGATGAATGTAATCCTTCACCCGCTGACTCTATCAAAGGAAGATCCGGTTGAGATAATTACAGACTGGATTCAGCCTATGGTGTCATCAAGCGATGAGTTCAACCAATCCACCCTCATCAACGACTTTATCCAATCTGGCAGAATCATTGATGATGATTACTACGTTACTGTTTCCGACGACGACATGTACGAGCAGGGCGTCTTTGATGCAATCCGCAACATGGACGATCCGATAATAATTATTTCTATGAAACGCGGCTATCGGGTTCCTCCTGGATTGCCTGCCGAGAAACGATACCCTCCCACAACCCTACTCTCCTGTCCCGGCAATGTGAAAGTCGGGTGCATAGGCGGTGAACAGATTTTCATGAAGGGGTTGGTGCTAAAGACTCTCAACTTTGACGAATCCGTTCCTGCTGTGGCTGACGGACTTGTAGCTGAATATCTCAAAACCGCATACCCGATCCGCTATGAGCCAAAACTATTCGCCTTGTTCAATTTCTACGAGCCGGAACGGTGGAAGCAAATGGATGGCGGATTGGCTTTCGGGGTGATGGTAAACGATCTCGTGCGGCTCGACATGTGCCTCAAACAATCCCAAATCGATCCAACCTATCCCTGCCATACCGTCCTCCGGCCCGAATCGGCCACCAAGGGACTCAATAAACTCCTCGACATCATCGAGGGGACCGGGGCCGATGTAGCTGTTCTCGTCCATCAAGACATGTACTTCTTGCGTGCGTGGCCGGATCAAGTCATCTCCCAGTTAGCCAAACTCCCCAAAAACTGGATGTGTGCCGGGGTGATCGGCAAGGACATGACAGGCCGGATGTGCGGGAAATTCCACGATACCCGCATCCCGCTTCATTTCAATACTTCCGACATTCACCGTTTCCCGCATCCAGCGTGTTGTTTTGATGAGGCGGTGATAATTGTTAATCTCAAAACCGGATTCCGATTCGATGAGAGCTTTGAGGGATTTGATCTCTATGGAACCTTGATCGTTCTCCAGGCGTGGGAACGTGGCCTTGGCGCATACATAATCGATGCATGGTGTAGCCATCATTGCCTTCGCCCATTCACCTGGGAACCGGATGATTTATTTGTCGATAATTACAAACGTCTCTACGACAAATATAAAGCAATCCGAGTCGATTCAACCGCGTTAGGACTTCCTCCTGATGGTGAAGTGAGATTTGAAACGTCAGCGGGTCCAGAAAGGACTGCACAATGTTAAGTGAAGACAGTAAACAAATCTGTCAAATAATTATTCGTTGCGCGAAAATGTTGATAAAATTACTTGAAGATTTAATAGAAAAGAAGTAAGGTGAAATCGCATAGTCTTCAAGCTATCCCTTGCAAGACGCATAGCTTGATTAGTCAGCCGCGCAACAGCCCGCTGGAATTGAAAATAACAATTCAATTTCTCGGGCTTTTTTATTGCCCTTGAAACAACAAGGAGGATCAGATAATGGGCAAAATTTCTGGCGTTAATGGTCGCGTACAATACGGAACGGTCACGGTTGCCAATATGGTGTCGTGGTCAATGAGCGGGTTCAGTCTTCCCGTTACCTCGGCTCCCACGGCGTTTGGCGATACGGGGACCAAGGTCTACGAGGTCGCGGAATTGGGTGAGGCGGGAACGATTGAGTTCAATGGTAACTACGATCCCTCCGATTCCACGGGTCAGTTGGCCCTTTCGGCAGTCTGTCAGGCGGGAACGCATCTTACCAATCTCTACCTCTACGCCAACACCTCGACGTTCTGGCGGGTAGCTTCCGGTGGATACATCATCGTCACGAAGGCGAATGCGGTTACCCTTCCCCGGAACAACTTCGGCACGATGTCCTTCTCCGGCCAAGTCAGTTCGCAGGCGATGGAGCAGATTGGCACCGGCACCTAGCGGTCGGTCAAGGGGTAATTAACATGGGAGACTCTGTAATTCCGCAGGGTCTCCCCTTAACGGCCATCGGCCAGAAAGAGAAGAGTGAAGAGTCATGCTGTTCAAACTTGAGCAAGAAGGCGAGTGGTTCTCATTCCAGAACTCCCATATTGACCCCTTAACCGGCGAACCCGTATTCGATGATCCCGTTACCGATGCTAAGGTTCAGATCCGATCCATGACACCGTTTTTTGAGGAACGCATCGCCAAACGCAAGCGGCAGACTGAGCACGTGATGAATCCCAAGACTCGGCAGATGGAACGCATCTCATTCTATACCGAACTCTCAGTCGAAGAGGCTCGTAGTGAACGCGATGACGCATTCGATTTCGCCATCACCGGGATCGAGGGGTTCAAGGATGCCAAGACTCAGAAAATGATTCCTTGCACCCGCGAGAGTAAGCTGGCATTGATGAAAGTCCCCGTATTCGACCGGTTCTTCGCCCGGTGCCAACAACTCCTCGCATCCTCGGGAGTTAAGGAAGCGGAGGTCGCAGCCACAAATTTATCGAAGCCGCAGAATGGATAAAGGACTACTCCCATAACTGCGGCGGATGTCAACAGATGTACGAAAACCGGAATCCACCTGAATTGCCTCCATGTGAGACCTGCCGGGTGGATCCGGTTGAAGATAACAAAGAGGCACTCAAGATCTTTTTCATGGTTCGTGATCAGTACATTATGACCGAGGGTGGGCCGGTAGCAATCAACCACCTTGCGATTCACGAGGCGATGAGGTTACTGAAGATCAAAGATAAGTTAAAGTGCTTCAATAAAGTGTGCAAGCTGGCTAACTGGTGGATTGATCTGGTGCGCGAGGAGAGTAAGTAGATGCCGAAAGTTTATATCTACCGGGAGATTGCAGATAAAGTGGTGATGGATGAGGCCATGCGGAGGATTACTGCTGCCGGAGAAATCCTTGCCTCTAAGATCCGATCCAACTTGCAAGCTCAAATCAAGAATCCCAATTACTCTCGGCCACCCTACAAGGGCGGATATGTTAATGGGAAATATGTTCCTGGTGCCGGTTACGCAGGCAAGTGGTGGACGGCCCGAGACGCAGGCGAACTTCTCCGATCTGTCCGGGTTGTCACCAAGAAAGACTCCGCCCATCGCAACGTGTGGATAATTTGCGGCAATTCCAAGGCATACTATTCCGCAATCTACGAATACGCAACCGATCCCAAGCGCGGAAAGAAATTCTACCGTCCTGCCTTGGCATCCGCGAGACCTCTTATGAAATCGGTGATTGAGAATGGCTGACGAACGCGGTGGGACTAAGTTTGCTCAACTAATAACCGAGATCGATCTCGACCGTTCCAAATATGATAAGAAACTTGACGAGACGGTTGAGGCTGCGAATACCGCTACTATTAAAATCGAGAAGGCATTTAAAGAACTCGGAGTCCGCACTGACCAGAGCTATCAGGACCAGAAAACTGCAATCACTAAATTCTACAGGACAATTACCGAAGACGCTACCGTATCCGCGAATGAACGTGCCAATGCTGAGGCGATGCTGCACAAGAAGATCGAGGCTCTCAACGCTAAACAATATTCGGGGATACGGACACTTACCGCTCAGAAAATGCAAGTGGACAAAAATTACCAGGATTCTCAAGAGCAGATGTGGAGAACCCTTGGAACTCGATCCGATCAAGCAATAGAATCCCAGAAACAGCACATAATGAATTCCTATAGCCAGTTGAAGTCGCAGGCTGTGGGAAATTCAACTGAGTTGGTTCGCTTGGAGGCAGCAAAGAATGCTCAATTAAAAGCTCTTAGCGATGAGATGGTTGGAAAGCATGAGATGTCGATGGCATCTATGACTCGCGCTGTCCTAAGATTCTATGCAGCCTATTACATTCTTTCTCAAGTTTTACAAGCAGTCATTACTCCGATTAAAATGGCGATTACATACCTCTCAACCATTGAAACCGCCACTCTCGGAATCGCTGCATCGTTTATGACAGGCGGAAAGTTTATCGACCAAACAACCGGCAAAGTCTTAGAGGGGTCGGCGGCCCTTGCGAAAGCACAGATAATGTCGAAAGATTTGATTCAGGAATTGCAATACGCTAATTTACAGACTATTGCTACCCTCGACCAGTTAATTGTTGCGTACCAACAAACACTTCCTGTTGCCTTGGCGAGAGGATTTAATGTCAAGCAGGTAAAGGATTTCACGCTTGCGATGGTACAGGCAGCGGGTGCGATTGGGTTGCCTATGGATCAGATGGGGGAGGAAACGCGATCCTTACTCACGGGATCAATCAACCCTCGTAACAGCCGAATCGCTACAGTGTTGGGATTAAGAAATGAAGACATCGCTATGTACAAAAGTAATGCTCAGGGATTATTTGATTTCCTGATGGCGAAACTCGATGCTTACAAAATTGCCGGGATCGAGGCTCAGAACACATGGGCTGGCTTAACAAGCAATATGAAAGATATCATCGGCCAATTTTTCGGTAAGGCTTTCGATCCACTATTTGAATCCCTTAAATATCAAATGATAGAATGGACAAAACAGATTGTAACTCTTGATGAAGCTACCAAGACGATTATTTGGAATCCGGCCTTCTTGGAAGGGATTGAAACAATCAAAACTGGAATTACAACTATCATTGCTGAGATGTATCGGTTGGGAATCGCTCTCGATGTAGCAGGTAAGGGGATGGCCGGGGCGCAGATGTTTTTGGCTGGTCCGGGTGCGGCATTGGGGATTGAGAGTAGCAAGAAGAAGTTTGAAGCTGCGGCTGAGTCCTATCTTGATTATGGCAAGAGGATGTTGGCCTCCGATAAAGCATTGCAGGATTTGGCAATGCGTGGGCAGGGGTTCAAATCAACAGATGCAGGCACCAAAGGGGCAGTGTCCGTCACAACCGAGATGGGCCAGATACTTTATTATTACAAAGCAATCAATGATGAGAAAGTTAAATATCAAACGAACCCCACGAAGCCCGATACTGAAAAGGAATCCACGATCCGTCGCAATGCTTTAACTGAGGCAACCGCTTTAAATAAAGAATACTATGACGATGCCATTGCCAAATCCGACCACTGGCTGAGGATGCAGAAACTGAGCGGCGAGGGTGATCTTGAGGCAACGAAAGAGGTCATAGACCAAAAGAAGATCGCATTAAATGAATGGTACAACGCTCAGGTAGGATCGATAAATAAATACGTTGACGGTGAATCCAAAAGAAAAGCAGAACTTGAAAAACTATGGAGGGACTATAACAAATCATGGATTAAGTTTCAAAATGACGATGCTGAGGTTGCTGCTCAAATCACTAAAAAGTCTACAACCGACGCAACCTCCGCAATGGAAAAAGAGATTGCTCTTGGGATGAAATTGACAACAGCATCGGTAACGAGGATAGAAGCAAAAGATAAGGCTGAGCAACATTCGTTTGAGCAATACCAAAAGATGATGTCAGCCAATGAAGATTTAGCCTTATCCGATCACCAACGGGCAATGAATCGTATTGCTGCGAAGGCTAAGGCAGAAAAGGAACTCATAGATTTGCAAGTGTTGGCCGGGAAGATTTCCCCCGCGCAGGCAGAACTCGACAAGGCAAAAATTGAAGGAATTACCGGCCAGCAAATAGCCGAAGAATTGGCAAAGGACGCAGCCCGTATCGCTGATTTCTATTCTCAGATTACTGGATATTCCGATACATATTACAAGAAAAAACTGAATCAAATCGAGGCGGAACGCAAATTAAATAAAACACTCTATAACGAAGAAATAGCTAATGCGAAAGCAAAGCAACAGATTGGCGCATTAGACCAAAAAATGTTTACGGATAAGTCCGAGCAAGTTTCCAAGGCTCTTGGGGACATGTCCTATGCCTTTACTGCTATCGGTTCTATGTATGATAAGAATTCTGCTGAATATAACCGAATGCAGGATGCAGCTAAGGCAATGATTGTTTTGCAACAGGCAGTGGCAGTCGCTAACGCTGTTGCCGCCATTGCGAATCAAGGTCTTGGTGACCCCTACACGGCCTTTGCTCGTATCGCGGCAATGGTGGCGGCAATGGGTGGGTTGTTGGCATCAACAGGGATGTCATTGGGTGGCGGTGGGTCCGTATCGGCTCCATCGGCAGCATACGGTTCCAATACCACAGTCCTCGGCGGCGCGAACAATCAGGGTAGTGAATCCATTACCAAATCCTGGGAACTGTTGCAAGACACCTACTCGATGGAAAACACAAAACTCACCGGGATCTACAATCAGATGAAGGATTTGAATGCGAATATCACAGGGTTGGTAGGCGGAATTGTACGCGGATACGGATCGTTTTCAGGTGTTGGGGCAAGCACAGATTATAACCAGTTATCTCCTATCCTGAGTTCTATTGCCGCCAAGGGATCTCTATTTGCAGATAAGATTTTTGCTTGGATCGATCAGAAATTATTTGGCAGTACGACAGTTTCTTCCACAGCTTCTGGATTATCAATTACCAATGGAGGAAAGGCAGTACAATCATATACCGATATTATAAAAGAAACCTCATGGAGTGTTTTTGGCGGGGCAGGCCATGATGAACATAGTACGGTTTTGGGAGCGATAGATGAAGAATTAACACGTCTTTTTAGTGGGCCAGAAGGTATTTATACAAACCTTACAAAGACTTTTGGAGAACTTGCAAAGGGGTTCGGGACGGACACAAATGCAGCACTAAATTATATCTTTGCAGATGCGAAATTAAATCTTCAGGGACTTGATGCTGAAGGAATTCAAAAGGCCGTATCGGAATTTATATCCAAGGCTGGCGATGAGGCTGTCAAGACTCTTTTCGGTACCCTAATTTCCCAATACCAGCAGGTCGGCGAGGGTCTCCTTCAAACGGCTATCCGACTTGTCGTTGATAAGGAATCCGTCCTCAGCGCCCTCGATATGACTAACAAGGCATTCTCAGGCACGGCAATGGAAGCAGTAGCTCTGAGCGAATCCCTGATAGAAATAGCGGGTGGTTTGGACAAACTCACAGAAGCGGCTTCAACTTACTACGACAAGTTCTTCACCGATGCGGAGAAGCAAGTAAAATTACAAGGCACTTTAACCGATGCAATGAAGGAGTTAGGTTATGATGCTCTCCCTCAAACGCGAGAACAGTTCCGACAGATAGTTGAAGCTCTTGATATAACCACAAAGGGTGGACAAGAAACCTATGTGGCATTGATGAAACTATCTCCGGCAATGGATACATTTATTTCAGCCCTTGAAGATGCTCTTAATTTGACAATATCAGGAGCAACCGATGCTTTGGGAGCATATGAATCTGCGATATCCTCAGCGGCTTCCGAGGCACGTTCTCTTGCCAATGAATACAAAAGCATAAGTGCATCATTACATGATGCTATCCTTTCCATCAGAGGGATTGGGACACAAGATGCAGAAAAAACGAGATTTAATGCCACTTACGCCAAGGCAATGACCGGAGATAAGACTGCGCTTGCTGCCCTTCCTGGGTTGGCACAATCATATCTTACAGAGAGTATGACAACAAGTAAGTCATTGGCAGATTTCAACAGAGAGAAAGGGAAAATACTTCTAGCATTGACCGAAGCTGAAAAGGTAAGCAATTCAATGCAGGGATACGCCGAGTATCAGGCACATCTTTTTGAAGGAATGTTGAGTACGCTTACTCTGATAAAACAGGAACTCCAAAAGGGAGTAAGCGCGAACCTAGTCTTGATTGAAGGGTGGATGGGAAATCTAGCCAATGCAGAAAATGCACTTGGTTGGCAACATTTTCTATTAACAGATTTCACTCCAATAATAGATGGTTTGGGAAATGTAACAGCAGCGGCAAATAATCTTTATCTTTCTTTCGGGAAGGATGGGTTGAAGGGAACAGCAGACGATTTATATATATCTTTTGGTCTAGATGGATTGCTTGGTACTATTGATGATGTAATTATGAAGTTTGGACCTGACGGATTGATGGGAACTGCTGATGATGTGGCGGCATCTGTTGCTGAGATGGGAGGAGCAGCAGATAGGGTCGTTCTATCATTTGGACCAGATGGACTACAAGGAACCGCAGACGACCTTTATATAGCTTTTGGGCCTGATGGGTTACTTGGAACAGCAGATGATTTAATCTACACTTTTGGTCCTGATGGGTTAATGGGAACGTTAGATGATGTAGTTAGCAGTTTGTCATTATTTGATTGGTCAGAACAAATTGATCCAGTCGCGTGGGACCTGTTTATATCGACCGTTGATTGGTCCAATTTTGTCAATTCTCTTTCATGGGATGTGTTTGTTGGCTCGATGGCGTGGGATTCATTTGTCGGTTCTCTTGCTTGGAATGATTTTGTTGGTTCATTTGGGTGGAACGATTTTGTTGGTTCGTTGTCATGGTCAACATTTATTAATTCAGTATCGTGGGATTCATTTGTCGGTTCTCTTGCCTGGGACAAATTTATGACTACGTTGGCTTGGAAAGACTTTATGACTTCCCTTTCGTGGAATGATTTCATGGAATCTCTTTCATGGCCATCATTTATAAATTCTGTTGCATGGACAGATTTTGTAGAAACAATGGGGTGGGATGCTTTTGTACCAGGAATGGATTGGACAACTTATATATCGGGAATTTCGTGGGATGCTTTTGTACCAGGCGTAACGTGGGGAGATTATATTGGTTCTATCAATTGGTCCCCTGTAACAGCAGGCGTGGGTGGATTGATTGGATATTTAGATTCACTCAATACCCCCACCAGTGCTCTTGTGACCTTGCCAGGCGCGTTTGTGACATTGCAGTCGGCAATAGGTTCTTTCATTAGCGCAGTCAATATTGCGATGAATTCCATCATTAATTATGTATCACCGATTGTTGCGATTCCTCCGATTGCTCCGATATTACCACCTCCTCTTGAACCGCCTGCCATTATTCCTCCAATAGATGATTGGAGTGGTTATGGAAAATATGGACCTTGGAATGACTTTTTTGGTACTGTCGGTCCACCTAACCTTACTGCCGCAATGGGTTATGCTTTCTCAGGTGGAAATGTCATCCCATTCAGCAATGGTGGAATTTATAATCGTCCAACAATGTTCCCGATGGCAAATGGCACAGGATTGATGGGAGAGGCTGGACCGGAAGCTGTCATGCCACTCATCAGAATTGGTGGTAAATTAGGGGTTCAGTCTACTGGCAACAATGTAATCCTAATTGAAGAACTCCGAGCATTAAGAGAAGAAATAAAAGCAGGGAATGTCGCTAATGCTAAAAACACGCTTAAAACGGCTAAAATACTTGACCGGTGGGATGTGGACGGTCAACCTGCTGAGAGGGTACTTGTATAATGGATATCATCCGTCCAATTTCTGTTACAGATGCGATGCTTACCGCAACCAATGTCATTGAAACAGATGGCACAGCGGGAGCATGGGCAGTAGGCACTCCGTACACTATAGGCCAAACTGTGCGGGTTGTTACGACTGGCATTCATAAGGTTTATGAACTTCTTGTCGCAAATCTTACTGGTGGGAATTCTCCTGAAATCGATGTTCTGGCTGCCGTTCCAAAGTGGCTTGAATTATCTTCCACGAACCGATGGAAGGCGTTTGATATAGTTGTCGGATCGCAAATTCAATTGGCATATATCGGGACAGGGCAAATAATTACTGTCACCGCAGCCTCAACCGGGGCAAGCGGAGCGGGTACATTTACTCGTTCATCTGGTAGCTTTACAACTGATGGATTTGTTGCTGGCGATGTGATTGTCTGGGATGGATGGGTCGCGGCATCTGCAAATAACAACCATCCATTCTTAATATCAAGTGTAGATGGTGCAGGCATGATTTTAACCGGCCATATGATAAACCATGAGGCGGTAGTTGCAAGTGCTGCTGGAAATGCTGTGGTTGGCTCAAGAGGAATCTATTACAAACTAACTCTCGCCTCCGTGTTTAATGCAATTGCTTTCTTGAATCTCAATGCGACTGCTGTATTTGTCACGATGATTGACGGATCGACAGTTGTCTATGATGAAATGACGGATTTGTTGTCTACTGGGTCTACGATGTTTACCTCGGTAGTAACCGACCTTTACACATACTTCTTCACCGAGATCGCCAACCGGCCAGACTTCACGCATCTTGATATTCCACCTTACTTGAATCAGACAGTTGAAATAACTATTGTGCGACCGAATGGAGTTGCAGCGGTAGGTTGTATAATTCCGGGAACGCAGGCATATATTGGGGTATCAAAATTCGGGATATCTGTTGGACTTGTTGATTATAGCACCAAGACAACCGATCCGTTTGGAAATTACACAGTGCTGGAACGAGCATTCTCAAAACGGATGACAGTTGACTTGTGGGTTCCAAATACAAATATAGACGAATTACTGAGATTGTTGATTCAATATCGGGCAATACCATTACTTTGGATAGCATCGCAATCTTTTGGGTTAACAATGGTTTACGGATTCTTTAAGGATTTTGATATTGTATTGGCGTATCCGACAGGATCAACAGTTTCGATACAAATCGAAGGCTTAACATAGGAGGAAATATCATGGCTATCACACCCTTACCCACCCCGCCGAGCAGATCGCGACCAAGTACATTCTCTGATGAAGGAGATGCTTTTTTAGCTGCCCTTCCAGTGTTTGTCTCCGAGGCCAATGCTCAAGCGGCGGCTCTAACGTTGAATGCTACCACCGATACCAGCACCAGCAGCAACGCAATCGGGACCGGAGCGAAAACCTTCACCGTGACGGCCGGGAAGAGTTTTCAGCCGGGAATGTGGCTGGTCATTGCCGATACTGCCGCACCGTCAACGAATGCAATGTACGGAACCATTACGAGTTACGGCGGGACAACTCTCGTGATGAATGTTGTAAATATTATTGGTAGCGGAACAAAAACAGCATGGACAATCTCGCAATCAGCTCCAGGCGGTGGTATGATGTCCAACCTCGTCGAAGACACCACCCCCCAGCTCGGCGGGGACCTGGACCTGAACGGCAAGCAGATAACGGCTCACCGCGCCGACCATTGGACTAAAACCACCGGCACCTTCACAGCCACTCCTGCCTCGACCTCCACGTTGACCATGACCACGGATCTGACGGCCCCGATTAAGGTTGGAATGGGACTGCAATACGTCATCGGTGGAACGACTTATTTCGGGCAAGTCTCCGCGATTGCCTCGGATCTTCTAACCGTTCGCGGCGCGCCCCTTGGTGGTGACGTGACGGCCTTGTATTACGGTGGCGGGACAGTCCGGCAGGTGGTGGTGATTATCCCCGGAACTTATGAGGACGCAAGCAACACGGCCCTGATTACCAGCGATCTTAAGTCAAACCTGGTCTGGACTTTGCCGCTGTCATACCTTGTCCATTTCAGCGTCTATTCAAATGTCCATGATTCAGGCGCAACGCATGGGCAGGCCAGTGTGAGAATCAACGCAGCCGAGGTCAACACGACCGCGGGTGGTGAATTGATCGCAGCAAACACGACTTGGTATCCGACTGCGGTAAATATCGCTGTGGCGGCGTATGACATCAATCCCGGTGAATTGCTTGAGGTTACAAGTGTCAAGGGTTCAACGGGGGATGCTTCGGATCTGACAGTTATTATGATTTTTGTGACACCTTAAAAGGGAGAAAAATATGGCAGTCTTAACAATCCAAACCGCAACAAATATGAGTCGTTTGCGGTCAGCGGCAGCAGATACCAACTATAATACCTCCACCGCTTGTGATGTGGGCAATACTACTGGCGGCGGAACGGAACGACCAGTTGGGTTATTTGATTTCAGTGCTCTTCCTGCCGGGGCGGTTATTACTTCTGCGGTACTAAGTCTCTATGTATTAGAAAAAAGTGTCCCAGCCCCTACAAGTGTTATTATTAATCGTGTAGTTCGTGCTGATATGGTCATGTCTGAAGTTACGTGGAATAGCTATAAGAGTGCCTCGGCATGGTCAACCGCTGGAGCTGCAAACACCACAAATGATATTACCGCTACCGATGCGGTTACCAGCGGTGCCATCCCTGCGATAAATAACTGGCTTAATATTACCATAACGGCCCTTGTGCAGTATGCTCAAGCAAATACGTCAAAAATACTGTATCTTAGAGGTATTGGCAATGTGGAAACGGTAGATTATTACGTCCAGTTTGCCGGGTCTGCCCATGCAACAACAGGGAACCGTCCTAAATTAACTATAACCTACACGCTGCCATCAGCACCCCAAATCATGATCTTTTAAGAAGGAGGTTTTATGTATGCCAAGCGATACAGCACAGAAACGGATTATCAGGTGATTGAATATTTTGAAGGCGGCGAGAGGGTTGTCGCTAAAGACGCCCCGGATTACGAGGATTTTTTGCTTGTTCAGTTAATGCTCCCTGCTATTGAAGCCAACGGGAGATTTCTCTCCGTGGTTGACGGGAAGCTGGTCGTTGATCCGGAGAAAGCCAACATCCTCGCAGCAGAGGAAACAGCAAGGCAGGAATCGCAGACAAAAGCCGAACTCCGGGAGATTGACATCAAATCCATCCGCTCGATCCGGGAGTACATCGCTGCGAAGACCGACGCGCCGAAGTGGCTTAACAAGGAAGGCAAAGAAGAAAGCCTTGCTACCTTGAATGCAGAAGCGGCGACGGTGAGGGGGAAGCTATGATCTACACTCTCAAATATACTGAGAACATTCCCGGTGAGGTTGAGGCCGAGACTCGCTGCTGGTGGATTCATATGAGACCTTCATGCGAAGGGGATGTTGGCCAGCTTGAGCACGAGAAGGTCCATGTCGCCCAGTTCTGGCGTAATCCGTTGCGGCCATTCTTGCTTTTGCTTAGCAAGAGTTATGTCCTGAAAACTGAATTAGAAGGTTACCGAAAACAGATGGAATATCCTCCTTGGAGCAATAGCAAGCACGGTTATATTTTAGACGATTTCGCGCCGTCGATCAGTCGGCAGACCGGCTACCCGGTGGGTGAGATAGTGAAGGCACTGGAAGGTTAAATCAAATCAAGTAGATGGATCGTTGATTAAAAATAATATAAAATAATACTTGACAATACATTAATTCTCGTTTAGGATGCCCACCAACAGAGAATAACACGGACATGAGATTTAAAATGTAACCATAGAACCGACGAAAGGAATCATAACTGTGCGTAATACTTTAGATTCTTCCAAATGCTCCCAATTTCGTCCATCCTTCGACAATCGCGAGTGTGATTTCTACCAATACGCCGAGAACGATGCGATGGAGCAAATTCCCGGTGAGTGCGGGTTTTGCAAACGTTCCGATACTTACCGTTGCGTAGCAGACATCACCCGTGCAATCCCACTATCCCATTCCAGCGTATCCGATTTCTTAACCTGCCATTACCTCTACATGCTCAAGAAGATCATCGGTGTTGAGGTCCGGCCCAATCATTTATCGACTCCCCTCAAGGCCGGGAAACTGTGGGATTGCACGAAACAATTCCACCTCGGAGCGAAATCAATCCACGACCGGGACGGGGTAACATTTAACTCTCCGTGGGATGTCATCAACCATTACGAGATCGATGCCCGGACGGTTGCCAAGGTGCGAGCGTTATTCAAAGCCTACAAGGAATTGGAAATCGTAGTCGAGCCGGGTTACGAGTTGCAAGCCGAGGTGAATCTGAATTATAACATTACCCTCCCGCCGACGAGCTTTATCCCCAGCATATCTATTGGTAAGGAGGCAGTAAACTTGTGGGCCGTCCGCGAGGACCAGGCTCAGGATGACCGGAGCTGGACGTTTCCGCTTAAAGTCAACGGATTCTACGACCGCAAGTACCCTGACCATTTTTGCGAGGACAAGCTGAGTAGCTCTCCCTCTTATTATCTCGACCCATTTTTTGTCGATTCACAGTGCAGCACATATTTCTTGGCTGATCCGAATCTGGAATATGTAATTATGGAGGTCATCCAATTCCCCTTGCAAAAGGAACTCAAGAAGAAAGAGGAGTCGCCGGAGGAGTTAATGCAGAGGGTGTACGATAACATATTGTCTACTCCCTCGCGCACGTTCATAGGGTGGAATAATCAAAAACGGATGTACGGAGTCAAATTTCACAAGGGTGAATTCCGACTTGATGCGGCTATGGAGCGTTACAAGCAAGTAGTGATTGATATACAATCCGCACGCTGGTCGGGGATATTCTATAAGGATTTCACCAGATGCGGAAACATGTACGGGCATCCATGCGAGATGAGGACAATTTGCAAGAGCAATAATATTTCGGAAACGATCTATAAAATTCGAGGAAAGTGAAAGGAGAATTATTATGCAGTTGGTGAACTATAAAACAATCGAGGAATCCCAAGGCAACTTTCTGTTGGTTTACGGTCCGCCCAAGGTAGGCAAAACCTGTACAATTCTGCAAACTTGTAGCGATCCCGTAGTGTATTTAACCGCTGAGAAACGCAAGGTAAAGACTACTTTCAAGGCAATCAATCGTCCCGATCTCAAGCTCAAGATTGGGGTTTATGAATCTTTCGGGGACTGCATCGACACCGTGTTCGACCTGAAGCGATTTGAGGGGGCGAAAACAATTGTGCTTGACTCTTTGACTCACCTGATGGCGGCTCAGTTGTCATACGAGATCCTTGACCAAGACTATGCTGCCAAGACTGATGCGGAGCGGGATGCGATTGTAAAAGAACTCACAATGTCTGTGAAGCTCAGTAAGGAAAGTTTTGGAGCCATTGCTGACAATATGCTCCGGTTGATGAACGGCCTCCAGAATCTTACAATGGCCGGGTTCGATGTAATCTGCACCGCACGAACCGAGGAACGTCCCAAATACAACCGGACTGTGGGTTACGGGCCAGCGTTCGCAGGCCAGAAATTCGGCAACATCATGCCGGGGTACTTCGATTTCATAGCAATGTTGGAGAGTCCGGACCATACCGATGTAGACGGCAATGAGACTCCTCAGCCTGCCTACGATGCTCCGATGGAGGTTCTGTGGCGCTATCATGCTCCCCTTGCATCGTTTGATCGGTCGGATGCGTATCTGGCCGGGTGGACTGGTCCTTACCCGCCGAAAGGGATTGTGCGGAGACGGTTTCATGTCAAGAAGATATTCGAGGAGGCCAACGGGATCTTCAAATAATAATAATTGCAGGAAAAGGAGGAAGGGTTATGCAGGAGCATTTGAAGTTGTTGGGGTTCAAGGTGAAGGACGTTGTTTCGGGGTTGGAGGGCGTGGTCACATCAATTTCTTTTGATCTTTATGGGTGCGTCCAAGCTGTTGTGTCTCGGCCTACCAACAAGGACGGAGAAATTCCGGAAAGCCGGTGGTTTGACACGAAGAGGTTGGTAGCAATATCGGAAGTCCCGGTGATGGATGTTCCTGATTTTGCCATTATCCCTGGCGGTCAGGATCTTCCGAGTTTTAAAGAGCAGCCAATTTAGATTGTGATGTTCAGAAGGGGGGTGATCAGGCACAGCAGTAAAAATACATCAAAGGGAGGATAATTATGGATACAATGAGAGAACATTTCTATGAGTGGCTTGATAAGAATGTGAATGAAGAAACTTGGGACATGTGGTCGGAATATCTCAAGGCACATGATGATTTTCCCTTATTCCTTTCTTTCCTGGAAGGAGTAAAATTTGGGCAGAAGTGTCAAAAAGTGAAAGAGGAAGTCGGAATGATAGCATACTGTAAAGACTGTGTGTTTATCTGCAAACCATGCGGAGCATTATATGAACCACATCCCGAATCAATCTGTATGGCTGCCGATGAGATTAATTTTGTAACCGGAGAAATGGAACATTTGTTATGTGAAGATGTAAATATCGACGGCAAATGTGGATTTTATTATAGCGAAAAAGGAAAGGGGAAGGGGGGTGATCAGGCTCAGATCCAAAAATAACTCAGAAGGAGGCATAGGTGGATGAGGTAATGCGAAAGGACACAACAGTAATCGAGGACGCGATGATTGTTGCCTACTTGGTGATGAAGAACTACTTAGCCATACCATACATCAAGATGGAGGCAACAGGCAGCCAAGGATCAAGGGTTGCGTGGGATGTCCAAGGGGACCCGGAGGCTATTGAAAGCGAAATTAAGATGTTCTGGGCAAATGAAAAAGTAGGCATCCGGGATTACACAAGGGTTTTGAAGGATATCAGATCGAATATGTATACCATGAAGTCGATGAAGGGGCAGTTGAAGGGTAGTTAAACGAAAGGAGGTCAAATGAATTTCAAGTTTGCATTGTCACAGATGGTGAAGATTGATGCCAGCGACGAGGTTGGAACAGTCAAGGGTCGCGCCGAATATCTCAATTCGGAGAATTCATACTATCTGCATTACAAGTCTGCGGATGGTCGGGCTGTAAAGGCATGGTGGGAAGAGTCTGTATTGTCAGCGTTTTAGATCCAGTGTTTAATGGGTAGTTAAATCTTAAACCAAACAAGGAGGCACAATGAGATTACAAGCGAGAGAACGTGGTACAATCGAGAGTGGATTTGAACGTGCGCCGGAAGGATGGCATATTTTCAAGATCGACGAGGGGATCGACTTCCTCAAAAAGAAGGCCAAGGATTCACAGGAGGAAACTGTTGCCGTCAACAAGCAGGGTGACAAGTTGTGGAAGTTTACCCTCGTGATCGACGATCCCGAAGACGATGCGAATGGGGTTCATCTGGATCAGATCTGCGCGGAGAACAAGCGCGGTGAGCAGATTGTGACCGACTTCCTCGGAGCCACAGGGATGTTCCCGGCGTTCCAGAAGGCATTCCCTGGCGATGTCAGCATTTTCGATACCAAGGTGATCGAGAAGTTGAAGGGTAAGCTACCTGGTCAGTTGATGCGCGGGAAGGTCAAGCACAATCCCAACAAGAATGATCCGGATAATCCGTATGCAAATCTGGTCGGGTTCGGGAAGATGTCGGATTCGATTGAGAAGTTGGAAGTGGATCTGTATCCGGAGAAGGCTCACAAGGCCGGGAAGAAGGAAGCGGCAAAAGCGGCTCCGGCTGAGGCAGATGAGGATTTCTAACCAACTGTAACCATTGACAATTTGGACAGGTCTGAAAGGATGAGGCGATTAATAAGCAGGATTCAGAGTTACCCAACCAAACCTGCCCTGTCCACTTTTTAACCCACAGAAAGGAGTCCTGTAATGGCGAGCAAGAAAGACAAAATAGTTCAAGTTTTAATCCGGGGAAGTGCGAAAGTCAATTACAATCAAACTGTTTCAATGACTCAAGGAGAGTTTGACCGGCTCGACTATGCTCTCGGTGATTGCTGCGCTGAATCAGCGTGTGAACAGGTTCAGGACTATCTGGACTTGATGGATGTTTCTGATGATATCGAAACCCTTGAAGTGGACACCTTTGAAATCGTAAAACAGAAAGGCAGGTAATCACAATGGCATTACGCGACCAAGCTTTATCCCGAGGCGCATCAATCTTAATCTTCGACCCGCACGACCTCATCGAGTCCGGGGACTACAACACCCGCGACATGCAAGCACCATCAACCATCGAATACATCCGTGGCATGGCGGATGCGATCATCGCTAACGGTAACGAGGCGTTTCCTCCGATTACAATCACTCAGGAGGGAGACAAAATCGCTGTAATGGCCGGTTGGTGCAGAAGGCGAGCGCATGTGTTGGCAATGGATGAAGGCGCACTGATCAAAGGCATAGCGTGTTTAGCGGCTGGAAAGAAACGGCCCGAGGAGATCACGCTGGACATTTTGACATCAAACTCCGGCCTCCCCCTATCCGCAATGGAACGGGCCAAAGCAGTCAAACGCCTACTCGCCTTCCTGTGGTCCCCCGAAGACATCGCCAAGAAGACAGGTTGGAGCGTATCAACAGTCCGCAACCTCATCACCCTCCACGATTCTCCCGATGCGATTATCGACATGGTGAATAGTGGGCAAGTCAGCGCGACCCTCGCTACCAAATTGGTCAAGGAAAAGGGGGCTGATAAGGCCGTGGCTGAATTGGAATCCGCGATTGAGACATCCGCCAAGGCCGGGAAGAAAAAGGCCACACAAGGCGATCTGGAGCGGGTTAAGACCAAGGCTGTGAAATGGGCTGTCGAAGGCCCCAAGTGCTACAAGCTCCTCAACGCCATCTACGAGCTGCCGATCTCGCGGAGGAAGAATGAACTAGATGATCTGATCGCATCTACGGGAGAGTTGTTGGGGGAGATCGAGGAGCAGATGGGAAAGGTGGATTTCTAATTATGTTTACCCATTTGATAGCATGGATATTCCGACGAAAAATAATCTGGCTGAAACTATTCGATGGCACGATTGAATATACTTTAGAAAATCGGGTTCGGAATCCATTCTTGCCCCGGACATGCTATCGGTTTTGGTTTACAAGGATTGGACTTGTAACGATGCTGCCGGATGGAAGTTGTAAAATGGGACAAATAAATTATATTATCGAATGGAAAGAGGAGAGACAATGAACGAACCTATTCGCATTTCCGCCAAAAACCTCGGCCAAACCGCATTGGAGGATTTCTGCCCGAGGTGTTATTGGATCAAACTAAAGACGAATTTCAAGCTCCCGTGGCAGTCATTTCCGGGCATATTCAGTTCGATTGATGCGTATACCAAACTGTGCGTACATCACATCATCGACTGCATTAATCCGAAACCTAATTGGTTGCAAAAAATGGGAGATGTTATCGGTTACGACAAGGTTCCTCATTGGTCTAAGAATACTTTCTACGACGAGAAATCCAACATCACACTATCTGGCGCACAGGATGACATTCTAGTTTGTCGGGATGGGTCCAAGATTGTTCCTGATTACAAGACCGCAAAGCATACCGACTCGCAAGACAAGCTATTTCCGCTCTATGAGGTCCAGGAAAATGTCTATTCGGTGCTGGCAGAAAAGGACGGTCGGCCTCCAGTTAAGTTATTCCTTGTTTACATGGAGCCTTGCACCGATCAATCTTACGCGGTTGTCAATAATACGGATCACGGATTCCTGATGGAGTTCAGCGCGGTCGTGGTGCCGGTTACAAGGGATCGGGGAGTGGTTAGGAAGGCACTCAATGTGACGCGGGAACTCTATGAATTACAATCCCCCCCAGCCGCCCGCGAGGGCTGTAAGGAGTGTGCGGCTCTCGACAAGGTGATGGGAGTGTTGGGGATGGGCAAGGTAAGTAACTCGGGATTGGAGGAATGAAATGAGTGAATACATCCATCTAATCGGAGCGGACGATGTAAGGTCGGCGGGGCATCAAATGGCATGCGCTGCTTCGGAAATGAGTCAGGCCGCAAGTAGTTTTGATAGTGTGTTTGAAAGGCAAAGACGGTTTATGGATGATTGGTTGCAACGGTTCGAGAGTGTCCTGGAAGAGATGAAGAAATAATTCAACCATAGAAAGAGGTAAGTTATGAAGATTATTAGTCTTTCCGTATCAAACATCATGAAAGTGACTGCGGCATTTATCCAGCCAAAGTCGGAAGTAGTTGTAATTCAGGGGGAAAATGAGGCGGGCAAGTCAACTTTGCTTAATTCTATCGTGATGGCATTTGGCGGTGATCGCGTACTCCCCGAGATCCCCCTGAAAAAGGGCAGTAAGAAAGGGGAGATCGTTGTAAAGTTAGACGGTGACAAGTCCCTTAGAATCCCTCCATTTGTAATCACGAGGAGCTTCACCGATAAGAAAGCCTATGTGAAAATCGAACCCGAATCTGTCACCGCTGGCGAGACTCCCCGGTCATTCTTGGACAAACTTATTGGCTCAATCTCATTCGATCCTTTGAAATTCATCAATGAGGAGTCCAAGAAGCAGCGAAAAACTCTACTCACTCTTATAGGCATCGACCCGGATGAGTGGGATGCGAAGGAGAAGGTTGCGTTTGATAAGCGCACCGAGATTGGCCGGGAGTTGAAAGTAGCAGAGGCCAAGTGTAAGGATCGGGTGGTTTACGATGATGTGGAGGAGACCGAGGAGATCAAGGTTGGGGATCTGACGGCCAGGCTTCAAAAGGCCATCGCGTACAATCAAGACCGCATCAATCGCATCAACAAGAATGAAAGCCTCAAAGGGGCCGCGATTGGCAACAAGGAGATGGTTGAGAAATTAAAGAAACAGATTGCTGAACTGGAAGAAACGATCACTGAACAGCGGGATCGCTACAAGGCTGAAAAGGATGATCTGGCCCTATCAATGCCCGAGGACATCGACGCGATCAATTCCGAGATTCAGTCCATCGAATCCAAGAACTCCAAGATCCGGCACAATCGGCAGGTCAAGGATGAATTAAGGGAAAAGGCTCTCAAGGATGCCGCCTATGCCGATGCCGATGCGCAAGTAGACGAGATCCGTACCGACCGTCTCAAACTCATCCAGGAGGCAGCCATGCCCATCCCCGGCCTGTCTATCGACGATTCAGGGATTCTCTACAATGACATCCCCCTTGACCAGTGTTCTGATGGTGCCAAATTGATGATCGGGGTGGCGATTTCGATGGCACTCAATCCGACAGTCAAGGTTATTTTGATTCGCGATGGTAGCTTGTTGGGACCGAAGAACATGGCTCTCTTGCAGAAATTGGTGAAGGATAAGGAGTACATGCTGTTCATCGAAAGGGTTGCCGATCTAGATCAGTACAATTCTACGGGCCAGATTGGGATCTACATCCAGGAAGGGGCTATCGAATTTCTTGACGGAGTCCCGGTTGAGAAGGTAAAGGCTTCGGCTAAGTCGAAGGCAGACGTTAAACCCCAAATTGATGAGGCTTGGTGAAATGAAATTAGAACCCGGAATCGAATCGATGTCTAAAACAATGCTCCTATCCGAACTCAACGCACTCAATTACTCCAACTGGACCCAGGCGGATCAACTCTACCGGGACCGGCTGCTGGATGAATACAATAAGCGGATTGAAGAAGAATGTAAATTAGCGACTCAGGAGGGGTGAGATGAATGAAGAGGAAAAGGTTTTACAGGAAATAAGGGATGCCGTTAATGCGCTTGATCCGGAGAAGGCTGCGGCAGTCAATAAGATAGCCGACGCTATCCGTGATCTCATTGTGAGATTCAACGGTGTCGCAGAATTGGCGATTGCGCTTGTTGGGGCAGAATTGGCGGCGAGAGGTGACAGGTGAGATCCACTCCCCGCACGGCTCAATCAATCGGGAAGGCCATCACCAATTACACTCCCAAGCCGTTCAAGTTCCCGGAAGGATTCGTGATTTGCCAGGATACGCGCGAGCAATCCCCCCTGTTTACGCGATTGCCGAAGGGGTTGACTGTTTGCTCCAAGGGGTTATCGGTGGGTGATTACAGCCTCCTCGGGTTCACTGACAAGATCGCAGTTGAGAGGAAGCAGATCTCAGACCTCATCCCATACTGCACCTCCGACCACGCAGCCACCAAGATCAAAATGCAGAAGCTATCCCAACTCGAATGGGCGGGATTGATTATTGAGGCTCGGGAAAGTGACGTCGCGCGGCCTTACATCCATTCCGCAGCGTCCCCCGAATCAATCCGGCAAGCCCTTGCATCGTTCAGCGTTAAACACAAAGTCCACGTTTACATCGGGGATCGGGAGCATATTACGCGGTGGATGGTAGATAGATTCATTAAGTATTTCAACTGGAAACACTCATTATGAAAATAGTTCTTGACATTTAATCTAATATAATATACTATCTTAATCAACAGTAACAGTCACACTAACCCATAAAGAGGAGGAGGTATCATGCGAGCAATCAACGAAAATAAGGTAGCAAAGTTTCTGAAAGACGGACATGCAGCTTTTCTCAAGGGGTGCGCTGATGCGGAGTTTTTTAACAAGTCTGGAAAAAAGGAAAAAGGAATCCCTGCCACGAAACGGCAAGCGTCTAAATGGATGATGGGGAAAGGGATCGCCCGCAAGACGCATGAAGGAATTATTTAACAGTATTCGCAACCTATAGACAAAGGAGGCACAAAATGAACGAACCGAAATTGGCACTGAAATCCGTAGCGCAGGAATCCCCGAAGGTTGAGGCGATCAAGAAGGTAGTCACGCGAAAACTCTACGGTCACCAAGCGAAGAAGAAAACTCTCCATCAACAGATCAACGCGACCGGGGTGGATGTTCTATTGGAGGCATGGCATGGAGTCTGGATGATCTTCCCGGCCATCATCATCGGGATCATGTCAGGCATCGGCGCGGCGTTCGAGATCGGAACCAAGAAGGCATTGGAAACCTACAGGGGGAAGTGATGATCGACTGCCGGAGTCCCAAATATCGTCGCAAAGGTGAGTGTGATGGCCGATTCAGCTGGGGAGTGGTGGTGGATGCCTTTGTATTGATCATAATTTCCTTGGCAATTTTTGCTGTCGGATTCTGGACCGGCACTCACTACGCGAAAGTAAGCATCCAAGATATTGTTAATCCGGCTACCATATTTTCTCAATACAAATCATCAAGAGTTCATGGACATTAAGGGAGGTTAAGTGATGGATAAGTTTACTACTGCCGTAGCTCTCATTGTTGTAGTTCTAATCGCTGTTGGATGGTGGGTGCTGTATAACACTTTGTATTAAACACGACGGGCCTTCAGGAGGGAACGCTGCTTGGATAAGCCCCTGGCGGCAATGGATCAAGGTACTCGGTAGCCCAGAGAGCGACGATTCTAAAGCAACCCCCGCTTTCTTTGAAAATTGGTCACGACTCATTGAGGGCAGTTGCAGGATAATAGCTAAGACGCTAACCAACTGAGCGACCTGAAAGCCGTGACCTTATTTAAACTGAAAGGAGGAGAAGATGAAAATAGCTGATTGGGAAACTTATATAGACAAACGTGGAACAAGCGGCGATATGGTTTATGATTTACTACACGATTGGCAAAAATCCGAAGCCGACCACGAGCAGGAGAAGAAGGCAATATTGGACAACACCGACAAGCTGTTTGCCGAACTGAAAATCGCCATCGAGAAGGTGGTTGAGCAGCAGGAGCAGATCGCTGAACTGAAACTTGAAAATGTTATTCTCCGAGAATGGAAGTATGAAGCCGTTCAACGATTCAATGAGGGTGCAAAAGCCTTTGATATATTAAATGAGCAGATCACTGCCCTGAAGGAAGAACTTCGCCTATCTGGACTACGTGGAGATTCCCTTGATAGGGTAGTAGGTGAGT